AAAAAGGGAATTTGCTTAACTTCTTGTTTTATATCTTCTCGTTTTAATAAATTTAGGCATTGATTCAACATATTCTTCTTTTTATTTTTATGCGTGTATTTTTACATATAAATATAAAAAATATAACTATGATTTATGATACAACAGATACATTTGATTTTTCAAGTCTTCAATTAGAAAATCCAACACCATTACAAGACGGGTTTTATACAAAACTACTTCATAATAAAAACTCCTTGTATGTCTATACACCTAAATGCACCACAAAGGGTGTTGTGACATCGTCTAAAAATTATATTGATTTTTTAATTTCCTCTTTAGACACTTCTTTTATTCAATGGATGAATTCTTTAGAAGAAAAATTACAAGAGTTATTATTTAATAAAAAGGAGTGGTTTTTAGGCGACGATATCGAGTTGGATGATATTCAAAATTCTTTCTTGCCACTCATAAAAGCAAAAGGTCCTAACTACACAATACGTGGATATCAAGGAAAACATCTCAAAGAAAGTATTCGGGTGTACAATGAGGACGAAATACCTTTATCTCTTAACAGTATTCAAGATACCACACAAGTTATTTCTATTTTAGATATTTCAGGAATCAAATTTAACACGAAATGTTTTCAAGTTATGGTACATACTCGACAGATTATGGTTTTAGAAAAAAACGTGTTTATCAATTGTTTAATTAAAACAAAACTTAAGGAAAAACCGGAAGTAAAAATAGACGAATTAGAAACAATTACCTTAAAAACGCCGCATGAAGTTTATCAAAATGCTTTAGAAAAGGCGAATACCATGAAAATAGAAGCAGATAGGGCAAAAGAGATTGCAGAAGAATTAAGAATTACTTATGAGATTGAATAAAAATTTTATGCTTTCTATATATAATGACTCTTGGAAAAAAAAACTACGAACCTATTATTTTGTTTTTTGGGGCTATTATTGTTTTAGGCTTTTGTTTGTATAGCAACGGTAAAAAAAAAACCACTAACATGATGACTTCTTCCAATGGGTATGAACCGCCCGCACCTTCCTCGGATGAAACCAATTATGCCAATGTTAAAGGAGTTAAAACCAATACTTATGGCGCACAAGCTTCTAAATTGGATGACCCAGGTATGCTTTTACCTAATGATGAAAACTCCCAATGGGCCTCTGTCAATCCACAAGGCGGTGACATGCTAAAGGGAATTAATTTTCTTTCCGCTGGTGCTTTAACTGGTATCAATACAGTAGGTTCAACCATGCGTAACGCCAATTTACAATTAAGGTCGGAACCACCCAATCCTAAAGGAACCGTAGGTCCTTGGAATATCTCCACCATTGAACCTGATATCCGTCGTATTCCACTTGAACTTTAACATTAAAAAAAAGAATATAAATAGGTTTACTTTATCTATGTAATGAACACTCTTTATCATTGGAATATTTTTACAGATAAAGGAATCCTTTATTGTGAAGGAGAATTGAATGGACGTGGATGGATTACCAGTTCCATTCAAGAAATGAAAACGTATTCCAATTATTATGTTATTTACACTGAAAATTCAATTTATTATTTGTATTAACTATGAATCTAACTAAAAAATTGCACGGTTATAAATCTCAAGATAAAAAGTTTGAGATTTACAGTGAATATCATTTTATTAAGCCGGACGAAGTGAAACATAAGTTGCAAGACTGTAATAACACATGTTATTACTGTAAAGAACCCGTATGTTTACATTATGTTGCACGAGACCCCAAACAATGGACCTTAGACCGTATTGATAATCGTATTGGACATAATACATCCAACGTCTTGATTAGTTGTTTAGCCTGTAATCTAAAACGACGCAACCGAACGGTTGAAAAGTTTTTATTTACGAAACAATTAAAAATTGTTAAACTAAATTAAATACATTAATATGTTATGTCCTACGGATTCATTCTTTTGCGTCATGTAAATAACGAATTAACTAATCAATATTGGATTAAGAGCGTACAGTGTATTCGTAAATTTTATCCTGATAATCAAATTGTTATCATAGATGATAACAGTAATGCTTCTTTTATAACAAATGAACCTTTACATAACACCATTATTATAAATAGTAAATATTATAAACGTGGTGAATTATTACCCTATTTATATTATTTACACAATAAATTGTTTGATGTTGCAGTGATATTACACGATTCGGTTTTTATAAATTCCAAACTAGATTTAAGTGTAGAAAATTATAAATTTTTATGGAATTTTCCAGCTCAACCTCATGATGAGGATTACGAAATTAAACTTCTAAATCTATTTAATGATGTAAAGTTAACTGAGTATTATAAACAAAAACAATGGAAAGGCTGTTTTGGGGGCATGTCTATCATTACCCACAATTATTTAAAGCATGTGAATAAGAAATATAACATGATAAAATTAATAAACAATATTGTCAATAGGGAATCACGGTGTTGCTTTGAACGAGTGTTTGCCATTTTATTACAGATGGAGTGTAAAGAACAAACACTATTAGGGTCTATTCACGAATATTGTCCTTGGGGAATAAAGTTTCATGAAATCGATAAGTACAACTATTTGCCAATCATAAAATGTTGGACAGGTAGATGAACCAACTCACGTAACCTATGTAACTCTTCTAATGTTTCTATATGTTGCAAGGCTTCATATAGAATGCTTTTTGTAAGTGTATCTTGCCATGAGGGTGTGACCGAGCAATTCAGACGATTTACAGCACATTTCCCATAATGTGAAATCCATGCATCTTTTGTTTTAACGGTATACTCAAGTGGTTGTGTTGATAATTTAGTAAAGTTTAAAGAAGGACGTGGCGTTCTATCTTGAAATAAATCAATGTCGGAATTACCCATTGCAGTATGGTATTGACCGCATCGTACTTCATATGTTTTTCTGTTACAAAAGATTAACGGTTGATTAATGTCTAACTTACCAATGGTTGAACCCGGCATCACGTTTGTTTTTGAACTTTTAAGTTCAATTTTACGGGTAACTTGTATGTCTTTGTCTTCAAATATACAATTGATATCTGGTATCATCGTTGTTAGACGAATTTGAATATTGTATCTTTGCTGCATCTGTTTCCATGCTTCTTCTGCACATTGACATGCTAACGTTGAAAAATCCGTATCTGTATTGGATTCACTATCCGTCCATTTACATTGTCGAAGCTCTTCCTTTTTTGTATTTAACAAGGCGGTAGTTTCAAAGGCAAGCTCAAGCAATTTACCGTTATCCATGAGATACAACTCCTTGTCTTAATTATTTTCAATTTTAGTTCCGCAGAAGTAATCTATCCAAGGTTCACCAAAATTTGTGTGCGGATATTTATGGTGTAGCAGTGAATGATTTCCAACAATCCACGTAAAACGTGGGTCATGACACAACATACTACGAAACTGAATCCATAGAAGTGAAATAAAAATACTATGGTAAGTGACAAAGGCGCATGCTAGATATAATCCACATCCTTGAAAAAGTGTTTCAACCCAATATCCATAAGCATCTGAACTAATATGATTGTGCTTATGAAAAAGTTCATAACACAAGGGTTCGTGTAAAATGACATGAGAAATGTAAAACCAAATGTCATGTAAAAAAATAACAAATAGAATTTGTAACATCATATATTATCATCAAGATGCGTTTAAATCGTTTTATTTAACACGCAATGTTACCTTTTGGCGTTGCACAATTAATGTGAGAATATTGACCACATGCGAACAGATGGACAATTCATTTTCAAACTAAAAATAATTCTGTTTAAAATATAATTTCTAAATCTTCCAATTTCCAATATTCAATAGGACCATTGGGCAACGGGCGTTTATAGATAAACGGTACTTTTTGTTGATGCACTTCTTCTTTGGCAATCCAATAACTATCAGTTAAATCCGTTGTAATGAACAGTGGTGCACCTTGCTCTATTTGGGTAGCACGCAACCCAATTGACCTCGTATATTCATATTTGGTAAGATAAGGTATACTTGTATGGTAAGGGTCAACGATGACGCCGTTCGCATCACGTTGAATGGTACATAACGCCAATACTTCTTCGTACGGGATGGTTTGCTCTTGAGGATGAGTTTGAACTATAAAATTTGGCTGTTTCAAAACCTTTTCAATTTCAACCGATTCTTGATAATCGTTATCTTCATCACAATACGTATCTACACGTTCTTCGTCTTCTTCTTCTTCTTCAATGTCAGATTCGCTTTCTTCAATGTCATCGAATTCTGATTCTTCATCACTCATTTAATAAAGATAGACTATTATTTTTATATCAATTTTTATCCATTTTCCATATGGTATCGCATTTTGGACATACATAGGCATAACTTAAATCATTCTCGTTGTATCTTACTTGAATAATGTCATTTTCCATTTCATGATTTTCACATGTTTCTAAAGGACATTTCATTTTAATTCTAGGTAAAGTGGGGTCCAGTTTAGTATATTTGTGAATGATACTGGTATGCTCTTTTTTTTTAAAATTGATAGAACATACTACATTTGAGTTTGCTTTTTTTTCAAAGCCACACTTTTTACATTGCAATACGATAGTTTCATTTTGATTGGTGAGAAAAAGCATATTTTCGCATGCGTCACAAAACTCCATTTATACTTAAACCGTAGGAATTAAATCAATTTTTAAACAATTCTATCAATGCTACAGTTATCTCCGGAACGTGATTTAAAAAATTAACGTCGCTTGGATTGTCTCTTGCGTCTCTTACGAGTTCCTCTGCGTGCGTTGGCGACGGCACGCACGCTCATTGCATCACGTGCACGTGCAATACGCAAGTTCATTGCCGAACGTTCATCTCTTTCTAAATTTTGCGCCGTCTGGTCAAAACTTGGAATTTGAGTTGGATTTCTCCTTAAAAACCTAACCTTATCTTGAATAAGTTGCAATTCGGCACGAGTTAAATTGTCAGGAAGTATATAGTTTGGATCTTGAACTACACAAAGTGCTTTTTTTATTATTTCTGATTTGGGGACGGGGATAGGAGGCATATATTAACATAAGATTTTATATTGTGCGGTGAGAAATTCATATTTGCACAAACTCAAAACCGTTAAATCAATTTTTACGTTTAAACACCCCAAATCCATTATTCTTTTACACTAAATGACTTTGGAATTAAAAAAATTTAATATGCGCAATATTAGTTTTCGTGCCAATGAAAACAAAGGACCCGTCATTGTATTGATTGGTCGTCGAGATACAGGAAAAAGTTATTTAGTAAAAGATTTATTATTCTATCAACAAGATATACCTATTGGTACGGTTATCTCCGGAACAGAAGCAGGCAATTGTTTTTACAGCGAACACATTCCTAAATTATTCATTCATGATGAATATAGTTCAGGAATCATTGAAAATATATTGAAACGACAAAAGCAATGCATGAAACAAATGCAAAAAGAAATGCAAGTCTACAAAAAGTGTAACATTGACCCTCGTGCCTTTTGTATCTTGGATGATTGTTTGTACGATAATGGATGGACCAAAGATAAATTGATGCGTTTACTTTTCATGAATGGTCGTCATTGGAAAATTATGCTTATCATTACCATGCAGTATCCGTTAGGTATTCCTCCCAATTTACGTACCAATATTGATTATATTTTTATTTTACGTGAACCGTACATTGCTAATCGAAAACGTATTTATGATAATTATGCAGGCATGTTTCCAACGTTTGAAGCGTTCTGTCAAGTCATGGACCAGTGTACGGAAAATTATGAATGTCTTGTCATTGATAACAATGTTAAAAGTAATAAATTAATTGACCAAATCTTTTGGTACAAAGCCGAATCACATCCTACGTTCAAATTGGGGTCCAAAGAATATTGGGAATTGTCCAAAAATTTACCGGAAGAAGAAGACCCCGTCTATGACCCCAGTGTAAAAAAGAAAAACGTTCAACAAATTCAAGTGAAAAAAGCGAAATGGTAACGTATCTAAATAAAATTGAAACCTAAATGGGTGTTAAATGATAAAACAATCCAAATTGGATAAAAGTTGAAAACATGTTCGAATTACAAGTTGAAGCGTTCAAGATGATTATGGAGTATTTCTTGACCATATCTTGTGTAATGTTGTTTGCTATGATGCAAAGCGGCAAAACAGACACATTCAAGTTGGTTGGTTGTGAAATGCTACGAATGGAAATGGTGGAGCATGTGGTCATCTTTACTGGAAACCGGGAAAAACAATTGAAGCAACAAACGATGGACCACGCTGAATTTATCAACTACTACGTATCCTACTTATCCAGAACATTTGGTTATTCAGAATCTTTTGCAAGGATAATAGCGAAAGGATGCTTGTCCCCAGACAATTTTAAAATTATTAACGGACCAGAACTACCTAAATTCAAACCCCTTCCAAACACGCTTTACATTCATGACGAATCACATTTTGGACAGTCAATAGACCAAGAAGTAGATAAATTTCTTACAAAAATTGGAATTAAAGCATGTGGAGAAGTACCAGACGGAATCTATTATCTATCGGTCAGCGCTACTCCATTTTCAGAACAAGTCAATAACCTTGCAATCACACAAAAAAAAAGTGTGCGTTTACACACAACCGATGAATACACAAGTCCAGAAACACTAAAAACTTCTGGACGATTAAGGTCCTACGAAGACGAAGACGACATACCTGGGATTGTTTCAATGTATCATGGTGGGTTTGTTCTGATTCGTGCAACAGAAAACAGACAAGCAAAGTTAAAGTCAAAACTATCGTGCAAAATGATAACGTTTGACCAAAAAAGTAAAATAACAGACATTAACGATATTTTGAAAGATGCACCTTCTGAATTAACTGTCATTTTCATGAAAGAGATGTGTCGCATGGGAAAAAAAATAGACAAACGACACATCGTATGTGGAATAGAAACTTCGTCCAACTCGAAAACCGACACCATTCTTCAAGGATTGCTTGGACGATTTTGCGGATACAATGGAAATGCCTTCAACGCACCCATTTATATTTTGAATTTAGATTGGCGTGAAATAGACCGTTACATTGAGTTATTCAATGGAAATGAATCCTCAATTCCACATTCTGCAATGAACATCAAAGCGTGTAAAAATACTCGCTCGGTGACAATGCCTTGCAGGTTCAGAATTCAACAGGCAGATGCTGATTATGAAATTGCTGACGCTCTTAAAGAGGCCATCATGAATGACACGTTTGAAAATCCAAACCCCTTTCATATCAAAGAACGCATGACTCCAATCATGCTTGAGTTATGTGACGCAAGACGTGCTAAAAGTGCAAAATCCAAACAATTTACCGTCCATCGGGGAGGTGAGCGCCTAGAAAATCGTCAAAAGTTCGACGACGCTTTTAAAGCAATTCAAGAAGCATTTGAATTGAACCAAGCAACCACCTACGGTTCTGGTTATGGTTCTCCATCAAAAGAAGAAGACCAGTTGATTGTTTGGAATCCTGAATCTAATCCATCTGGATACGTTTATGTCTACATGTTTATCGAAAATGAGAACTATGTTCCTACTACAACGGGAAAAGAAATATTTAAAGACACTGACGAATATTTTGATTCCTAAATTGGACTTCTAAATTGGACGTCGGAGCGACTCTCAAAGGTAACATTTAAATAAATTTACACTTTACCTTTCTCTAATATCTTTTTTGTTTTTTTTGTATGTTGTTTCATAAACTTTTCTGATTTATTACGTGTACGTTCCCATATTTTTTTTCTAAGATAACACACGACCGACATTCGTTCTGCTCCTTTTTCAAATTTCATAGGTAAATTAGCATGCCATTCGTGAACATTCATAAATAAAATGTCGCCTTCTCTTAAGTCAATCCCAATACCATATTGTGGAAAACATATCTCTCCACCCGTATAATTGCCTTTTTCAATGACTGTTAAATTACCAAACCCTTCTTCATCATCACCAGTGTCTTTATGTATGGTGGTTTGATAATTAATATTTACAGTAATGGTAGTGAACGCCGTTTTATCTATTTTATAAAAAATTTCATTTGTTTTTTTAATTTGCTTTTTGTAAAAGTCTGGAAGGTATGTTTTGTATAACGTATTGATTTGATTAATGTAAGGAAACAATTGTTTAAACTTATCACTATGATTTGATGTATAATGAGTTTCACGTACTTCTAATGGAAGAGGAATGTTATTTATTCGAAATGTTTTTTTTTGAGTTGGAGACCATTTATCAAAATAACCTAAAATAGCAGTATTTGTTTTAGGGTTGCTTGATACATTGAGTGAGTTAGAACCGGTTGCAGAACCTCTATTTGTACTAGGATGAGATTTTACATACTGAGCAGTCAGATTATAAAAAAGTTGTCCACCTGTTATTTGTTTTTTCTTGAAGATGAACAATAATTTATTGTCTTCCGTGTATACTGTTGCATCTTTATGAATAATCTTATCAATTTGAGATGGGGTTATAAACGTATTCTTTAAAAGCAACATGTCTTCATCTGAAATTTTTTTACGCACAATCATGCTATAATGATGTAAATTAAATTATACTCATCCGTGTTACCGCATATAAACTAGTTAGAGAAGATCATATTTGTAAACTAATAACATCTATTGCCTATAAGCATGAAGTCGGATAGTTAATTCTTTAATTGAAGTTTCAACTCATAAATAGTGACGGTGGTCTCAAGTTGGGTTTGTACACGTTCTAACATATAGTCCTTTTCCATCATCTTTTTTTCCATTTGTTCTCGTTGGATATCATTCTTGTGTTCAAGTTCTCGTATCTGGTCTTTCAATGCCAAGACTTCTTTTTGTAATTCCGCAGTTGCACCCGCATAATCACTTCCAATTTTACGGTAATATTTTTTCACCATGTCATGCTCTGTATGGTCTAGTACAATCAATTCATTGTACCCCTCTGTTTTAAGATTTTTTTTAAAGGATTTACAAAGAAACCTAATTTCACTTTCTGCATCAAATTTATATTTTGTATCCACCATATGAAACACTGAAAGTTTCAGTTGTACGTTAGGCAATTTATTGTATTCATCTCCTAATTGAACACACCGTTTTCCTAAATCTTCAGTACAACCAAACTTATAAACGGTGTGGTCATCTGGAACTGTCGTATCGATACCGAACGTATCTCGTAAAGCACCTACTTTACCAAGACTAAACAGGTAAATAGAAGGAAGTTTGTCCGCATAAGAATCAAATATAGATTTGTAGGTTTTGATGTTTAGGTTTAGGATGTCTGTCCCCAATTTGATTTTGTCTTCTTTCTTACCCATCTGAATGGTAAACAGTTTGTCTTCTGCCCAAGACTGGAAATGTTGAACTTTCTTGTTACGAGTCACGAATAAAACACGTAACATGCCATGATAAGTGAGATATAAGCCTTTTTTAATCGTGGGTGACAGTATATTATACTGGTTGTCACGAATAAAAAATATGTCATAATCGCTCCCTTTTTCATAACCAGAAATTTCATTTCGTAGACTACAATCCAATGCAGGTATATCAAACGCAACCATCACATCTTGAACCTTGAAATAAATTCCGTTTCGTGTTTTTTCACCGCACGTCTCAATTTCTAAAATCATCCCATTTATATCTTTGAATTTTTCAGAGTCTTCTAAATGTACAAGAGAAAGTGTCTTAATATCGGATTCTACGACTTCTGTGGTCTCTGGTTTAAAATAGTGAATATCTACCCAAGATTTCGCAATGAGTAACTGTGCCTTTTTACATTCTTCGGTAGATAGATTCCATTCTTTTGACTTGAGGTTGGCATAAATGTAATCTGTTGGTTGAATCTTCTTTTTTTGAATAATGGTACGAGGTTTGGTCTTACAACCATAGTAAAACTCTGGATTGTATTCACATAAATCTTTCGAGTTATAATATTGCTTCGCATCAATGGTAACTGGGAGTGGTTTCATTCTACTTTATATTATCGAATACTTTCTAAGTTAGTATCAATATATATTAATATATATTCAAGTTCCTTAATCAAATGAATCATCTCACTAGGTAAAAGTAACTCACTAAGAAGGAGTTGTTTTCTTACAGACATGGTTTGTAGTTTTAGGGATGAACAGTTTCAATTTTTCTAATAAATTATAAATGTCAGAATTAAAATACCATCGAATTTAAGGGTACTGAATATCTAGAATCATACAACGCACAGAACCGCCAGATTTCTCAAAAATACTTGTATCATTTTGAATTACACGAAGATGAGTCACGTGCTCTAAATATTCTTGTACCTCTTCTGATATGAGAGGTGTTAAAAGGATATCTTCTTGAACCACTGAATTTAGACAAAAGGATTCGGTCGTATCAAGTATATGAACCTTCAACACAGCCTGGAGTTTCTTAATGGATGCAGGAGAAAATGCACGCTTATGAATAATACAAGAATCATCATTGAATTCTAACATGGCTAAATCTAAATGGTAATAATACGCAGATTCAATAGGCAACACAAGAAGTGTGGGTGGTTCTCTGTTATACTTGGAATATATCTGTTTAAAAAGTGTATCAAGAATTTTAAAGGATTTCTTTGTTGAACGATGACCATATCCACATACTAATAAACTACCGTTATGAAACCATTTCACTTCAGCTTGTCCTTCAAATGGCTCCGTGGAAGGGAATTCAATACCAATAAGTCCTTGATCGATACAGATTTGTTTCATATAGGGGAGTTCATCTTGTCTTTGTTTGTACTTCATGTGAGAGAGAATGAATTCAGGAAGTCCCCACAGACTAAGGCCTCCATTGGCTACAAAGACAATATCTGGAAGAAATGTGGGATTCATATAAACAGTTGCATCTTTAACCTTTGACGCAAGATTACTATGGTCCCTTAACACTTTTCGCTTTGAAATCTTGAATGGAGTTACATAAGGATTCTGAAGTCTCTGAGAATCCAGAATCTGAAACGTATTTGGTGTTATAAGAATATGTCTCATCTTATATAGTAACATAAATTTTTAGCAAGCATTTGAAGCATTTGTTACCATCCCATGTAATGTTACACTGTTTGGCCCATTTTTGTTTATTACAAAGTCCATTATGTCCAGTATAAGTTGATGTTTTAAAATCAACCTCAGTTGGAATAGAAGTACAGGCTGTTGATATTTTTCCCAAGCCACGAAGATTATAACATTTAATAGGACAATTTGTACCGTCTTTATCAACTTGAAAGTTTTATAGATTTTCTATTAACATGTTATCACCGCCTCGTCTTATTTGATTATGAAATGGACCTAGAGTTGTTGATTTAAAGTATGGTTGATGAATAAACTCATAAAAATTATATTCCATAAAGTTGCTATTTTGAATAACAGTATTCACCATTGGAATCATTAAATTTTTTCTAATTCCATAATATTCTGTATTTTGCCATTTAATAGTATGGTTCGTATGAATTTGAATATAAAAATCTAAATTTGGTATTGCATTTTCTAATGAATTCTGAATATTATCTAAAAAATATCTTCCTGTAACTTTTAGTATATGTGTTATGTCAATATTTGTTTGACGTATATAATTTATTGCATGGTTTATACTGTGTGCTTCAAGAATAGATGAATTTGTTGATGGAAATAAAGTTATTGATATTATATCTATTCTATCTGGATATTTATCTTTCATAGGTTTAAAAAAATCTCCATGACCTGTACTTTCAACAATAAAAATAAAATAATTTGTACGAGTTACCCATTTTTTTAACTGCATCAAGTATAATTCTTTTCTATATTCAATATCACTTGCTCCAATAGCAGTTGTTAAAAGAACACACCATTTATTTATTATTTTTTTCATACGTGCACAATATATTTTAATTGGCTATTAAATTTATATTTAAATAGTAAACATGAAGATGGATATGAATGTTTATGCCAATCAAAATGAATTATTACTGAATAATTTGATTCTATATTATAGCGACCATGATTATCAACAATTGGACAAAATACTTCCCATTTTAAATGGAAACTCTTCCATTTCGTTACGAATTATAGATTGGTTTGTCACCAATTATGCCAAACAACACTACGTTGTATATTCTTTATCCAATACCAGATTTAAAGTATACAATGATTACAAACTCAAGTTAAAAGCCTACTCAAAAAAAAGATTTGACCCTTTTTGCCGATGGGAAAAAAATGTAATTCCCTACAGAACCAACCAATTCATTCAAACAACCATTGGTCAACTTAATTTTTTTAAATGGGTCTTAGACAATGATATTTTAGACTATATCCAAGCCAACTATGAATTAATCGAACAAGACATGGCTCTTCGTAACATGTCAAAACCAAAAACAGAAAAAAACAGGAAAAAACGTGAAGAGTTGTCTGTATTTGCTTCTAAAACAATCAAAAAAGAGGTCATTGAAATATCCATATCATTTAATTAACGCAAGGCACCCTCACAAATACTATACGATAAACGAGCTAAAAAATACAACAATAAATTTGTAAGAATCGGCATCACTGTATTCTTAAATAATCCAATATAGTTAAATTTTTTTGTTGTCAGTAACGATGTAATTCCCATAACTATAGATAGACCTAGTGTAACAAAGGTAATCACAAGCAAAATATAATAATAAACACACCAGTCTTTTCCTAAAGGACTAAAAAACGTATCGTAAAAATTCATATACTAATCTTATAGAAAAAAATTGCTAAAGTTTTTATACAACGTTTTATTTATGGACACCATTTTTATTTTTGGATCAATTGCTTTAGTTGGGTTGTTTGCATGTTTGTTAGACATACGCAAAGCAATTATGTTAGGAATAGGAATCGCTTGGATATTTTTATTTTTATCCTTTGCATCGTCTCTTTATTCTGTGAAAAATTTTAATGAGTTTTTATCAAGCTCTGTTAGTATCTTAATTACTTTACTATTGACCACGATCTATTTTGCATGTATTGTTATCAATCAAACTTATATTTCAGATAACCTAATGCCTTCTGTATGGTACATTTTTTCTTATTATGTAGTTATTTTTATCGGCATTAACGTGCTATGCATGATAAACAAGTCTGCTTGGTCTACTGGTATATCAATTCTTGGAAATACGTTTTTATTTGCCTTTGTTATCATAGAATGGATTATCTGTTCTTTTTATAAAACAGACGGTTTTTGTACTAGATAAATTTAAATACAATACCGTAGGAAGTATTACTTTCCCATAATCCGGATATCTTCAAATGTTTGGATTTATATTGTTTTTGAATAGAAAAAATTGGTTTTTTTGTTGTTGTATAGGAATTTAAAATGTCCTTTTCTAACAACACCACTTCTTCCAACGTAGGATTTGTGATAAACACACCATTAAAAATAATATTATGAGTTGAATAATAGATACGGATAAAGGAACTTTGTTCCATCATAATGTTTTTAATGGGTTGATGAAAAATAAGAAATTGTTTGTTATAGGAAGACCATGGAATAGATAATAACATATAAGTATTGTTCTTATCTATTTATATATTATGAACCAATATATACTATTTGTAATTAGTTTTATCATCGGCATGATATGTATTTACATGTCACCCTTGGAATATAAAACGGTAGTGGTTTATCCGTCTCCTGCCAATGTAAAAAAGATACAATACAAGGATAAAGCAGACCAATGTTTTGAATTTTCTGCTAGATTAGTAGATTGTACTTCAAAAGCAAAAAAAATTCCTGTACAATAATATGAGACACTTTATAAAATCAAAGTACGGTAAATTAATTCTATCTGCTCTATTTGGTTTTGGTTTAGCAACTTTATTTAGAAAAACATGCAAAGATAAAGAATGCATGAAATTCACAGGACCTAGTTTGAAAGAGATTCAAGAGCAACTCTACCAGTATGATAAAAAATGCTACAAATTTAATTCTAAAATTGTGGAATGCAACTCTAACAAAAAAATGGTGGAGTTTGCGTAAGTTAAGAATGAAAAAAAATCAACGGTAGTTTATGTCTACCGAAATTTCACAATTACCGTATACAGCAGAATTGCCTATTCGAGACGTGCCTAGAGAAACGGTGGACCATACCATAGATCCGCAAACCATTCCAACCTATATTTCATCTGCAGAAAAATACATTACTCCTTATAACAAAGATAACTGGGAAGAATACAAACTACCTATTTTATTAAGTATTTTATACTTTTTATACAACATTCCTAGCTTACAAAAAATGATTGACCGTTCTCTACCTCAAATGTTTTCTGACTCAACCATGTCATTGATTGCTAAAAGTGCAGGGTATGGACTATTGTATTATTTGGTTACACTTGGCAGTGTTTATTTAGGAAAATAATTATCTTTTAAAAACTATGGAAGAACATTGGATGATGGTATTACATTCAATACTCATTGGAGTTGTAGCATTTACAGTCATGATATTTGGATTAAAACAACACTATTTTGTTGCTGAGCGTAGAAGTATTTTGATAGCATCGTGTGTTTTAATATACATGATATTATTTGGACACAATTTACCATTGAAATTAAATAAAATTTAAAGTGATAAAATAAAATCTTGTAAATTTAAAATCATATGTTTATTATCCATAACATCTTGATGTTGACACCGACGTTGACAATCCGCTAAAATACGTTCTGAATCTTTTACAACTTGAATTTTTAATTCTTCTAACAAAAGAGGATTATCTTGCATCTCGTTTATCTTTTCAAGATAAAAAGATGCCGTTTCTTGTCCAAGTTTAACTGACCCTAACGAACTTTGTTTTAGTAGCATGGTACGTATCCATTTCATGACATCTTCATATTGAAGATCACGTGACATATTAAATTTTGAAACTAGATGTCTCTAAGTCGTAAACCTAACTGTTCTGTTACAATCTATCTCTATAGGTGCGTTTTGTTGTAATTCAGTTATATCCATATATTTTATTTTAATTAATTTTATTATTTGTGGATTTAATTTACCTACACCCGGTTCAAAATGATAATTTCCAGTATTAACAATATAAGGTGTATTTTCATCTATGTCACCTATATATAATCCACTTAGAAATGGAAAATCAAAATTCAAGATATTGTTATCCGATTCATGTAAAAATATTAGACTTTTTATTTTACATAGTTTAAAGATTGACATAAATACGTCAGGGTTTAAAAATTGGTTGTTTAAAAATTCATACTCAAACTTGTTAAAAGTGATTGTTGGATCTATTGAACTACCATTTTTCTTTGAAAGTATTTGAAGTGATTTTAATATTTGTTGTGTTTTTCGTGTCTTTTTAAACTCAGTTTTTAATTGTTCATAAAAAGAAGAAGAATAATTTTTATAATCAATTGTTGTTTTGACCCATAATATATGAGCCAATGATAAAATCAAACACCTATTTGTATCATTGTTTAACATATTACCTCTTTCAAAATACGCACCAAATGTGTTGTTTTGAATTGTATTTGTCGTCTTAACTAAAGTAAATTGTAATATTGGGTGATTTAAATGTGTGCTTAATTTAGGTTGGTTTAAATTTGTGCTTAATTTAGGTTGGTTTTGATTTAAATTTTTAGTTCTTGATTTTAAAATGGATTTTACATTTTTTCTGGTTGCATTTGAGCATACTTTTTTATGACCTAATAGGTTAACGCCTGCATACATGATTGCGCTTCCTAACATAAATGAACCAATTACATTTTTTAAGTCAAGAGTCATTAATTTAACCATATTTTAAAAAATGTATAATGTATGAAAACACGTGGAGGAAATCATTTAGTTGCTATAGGAAAATTACAAAATTTTAATGAAATACTAAATTGTCTAAAAAGTCAAATTAATACCGAAAAAATAAATAACCTAATTAGTCGAATCCAATCTGTTATTGATAAAAATACTCAAACACCTAGGTCAAGAGTTCGTGTTCGTGGAATATCTTATGCTGATAAAAAACTAATTCGTGATGCATGTGGTCCTCTGAGCTATTTAATTCAAATTAAAACCGCAAGTAAAACCCAACGAGGTTAACTAAAAATTGAAATAATTTTGTTACATGATTTATAAAATGGAATTTGCCATACTCTCTGAGACGCTTTATTCTTACAAACAGTTTATGGATGAACAGCAAGTTATATCCTCTGCTATGTTTAGACAAATCATAGATAAACTCAACCTAAACAGTGAAGACTTATCAAAGACCAAAACAAAGGTCTTGGTATTTATTCAACAACTTGATACCAAAAACATGGAATTGCGTGAAGAAATGAAAAAAGAGTTTGAAGAAATGAAAAAGGAATTTAACAAGACACAAACAGAATTGCGTCAAGAAATAGATGTTATGCGTAAAGAAATAGATGTTATGCGCCGACAACTTAGTGACACGAAGCCCATTGCACAATCGTATGAATCAGAATGGTAACAAAATTTCTTGCGTGGATTTTTTATAGGTCAAATTAGTATGTATATTTATTATTTTAGTTACGGTCACAATACAAACATTTCAGAATTTTATAATCGTGTTGCGAACGCCATCCTTGTAGGAAACGCAACCTTGTTTGATTATAAATTTACACTTGAACATTTTGCCAATATTATTCCACAAAAAGGGTCAAGTATGAAAGGCGTGTTATGGAAAATACCAGTTTCAACTATACAAACACTGGATTATCATGAAAACTATTTATCAAAATACCAACATCACATTGTAAACGTAGTTTACCAAAAAACAATCATTCAAGCACTTACTTATGTAATGATGCCCAACTATAAAGACATGCAATTCCCTACCATGAAGTATATTGAATGGTTATATCAAGGATACAAAGAAAACCATTTACCTTTACGGCAATTAAAGAATGCATTGAAAGAACATAAAGGACTACTTCGTTCCTAGAGTGTAATGAAACGCATGTTATGTTTGAGCATTCCTTTGGCAAATTCACTTACACCTTATATTTTATCTGGTAAACAACTGAAATATCAACAGCTGATGAAAGACTGTAGTATTGTAATATGCAATGGCGATGCAGGAACTGGTAAGACCATGTTGGCTTGTCATGAAGGTATTCGTCAATTGAAAGAGAAACAAATTGAAAAATTAGTGATTACACGTCCAACTTCTACCGTTGATGGTGAAAATTTAGGATTTCTGCCGGGTAATTTAGAAGAAAAAATGCATCCTTTTATCCTTCCCATTTATGATTATTTTTTAGAGTTTTACACCAAAGACGGTATTGCGTCATTAATCAATACGGGTAAATTGGAAATCGCCCCGTTGTGTTTTATGCGTGGAAGAACGTTCAAAAATTCATTTCTTATTTGTGACGAAATGCAAAACGCTTCTAAAAATCAAATGAAAATGCTTCTCACAAGAATCGGAGATAAAAGTAAGCTTATTATTACAGGCGATGTAAAACAATCGGATATTGGTTTGGAAAACGGTTTAACGCATCTGTTATCTTTGTTAGAAACCAAGTATCATGAACCGTTTAAAATGTATAAAGATGGATTTGGAGTTGTCCAACTAGATACGTCCTGTATTCAACGCCACCCAATCATTAAGTCTGTTCTTGAATTGTATGAATAATTTTGTTGGATAACAATGTATGTAATAGTTTATCTTCACGTAACACAATGGTAATTTCAACACTATTATCGTATTTAAAAATTCCACTCCATTTGTATAAGGTATCTTCGGTGTAAATTAAACGTGGTATCCAAATATAAGAAATGACGTGCCATACATCTTGGTCAAACATGTAACAATATCGATAGTTTAAGTGTGTCACCATGGAAGACATCTCGACTATACCTATTTTTACCCAATAATCACTAATTGCTCTACGACTCACCGGTTTAGCATATGCACGAATGATGGATACAATGTCATCGGGGAGCTGCATGTTTTTTCTTATCATGCTATAAAATTTCAATTTCAATTTTTTGTAATGTTATGTCGCAAATTTAAATACACTCTTAACATTGTTAGATTTTACAGATAATGTTTTTACACGTTTTAGATCAAAAATTCAATATGTTTATAAGAGTCAATTTTATCATATACGAGATAAAATAATTGATTCTTTATCTTATATCTTAGTATGGTATGTGTTTAATTTAGATCCTATCTTTTTATATTTGGTGTTCTATAGATTAATCGGTGTTTATTGGTTTTATCATACGAATGATAAAAATGTGTTTGTATTTTTTCCCGATGTATTTAAAGAATTTTTATTCTTGTCTGGGTTTAAATTGAATAACACTATATATAGTATTGTTTTTATTTTAAAAATGGCGTTTGAATATTTCTTGTCTGGGTTTAAATTGGATAACTATATATAGTATTGTTTTTATTTTAAAAATGGCGTTTGAATATTTTTTGCATGTTTGTTTTTAGAAATTCATTAATATATTCTTTTCAAAATGAAAAGAATGAAATAAATTATTATCATATAGTTTACAAAACACTCCTGCAAAATAGATAATTTGGTTATTTCATATTTGTATTAAGTATTTGAATTTATTTATATGAACAAATACTATGCCAAGGACCAAAAGAAGGAAATCGAAACGAAAGACTTTAGCCTTGCCGTCTCCCTTGAAAACTATAAATAAGTATTTTAAAAATGTAACGATTACGTATACACTACCTTATACTCTGGTATGTAAAATTAACTGTTCAATGGATATGGATTCCTCTAAATTTAGATTGTATGAAGATGTCATGTGTATTGATAACTTATCCAAATGTGGACACATTAAGGGTAAAACGATTTTAGATGGTATCATGCACATTGCTCAAGACCTGAATCTAAGAAGAGTTGAATTGTATGATATCAGTTCAATTGAACGATGTGATTATTTTTATTCGTTAGCTCATTTTTATATTTTATTAACGGGAGAATCGTGGTACAATAAATTTGGATTTGTATCCAGCAGCCATAGAGAAAATGTCGAGTATAACCAAGAGATAAGAACATTGCCCTTGAATGAATTTCTACTACGTTCCAATTCTGACTTGGATGTAGACGATTTTTTATCTACGTTTGAGGTAAACCCTACAGATTCTGTACATCATATTATTCAAGGCATTTATGATTACATTCAAACTTCCAAATTATGTGAGGATACAATGATGTTATTATCAAGTTTAATTCATAGTTCAGAACGTCTCTTAGAATACAATAAAGATTTAGTGTTGGAACCTATTCAAGCCTATCCATTTAAGTGATTTACGTCTCTTTCAATTCAGAATTCGATTCACTTCCTTAAATCTAAGTTTTTCCAATTTATCCTTATATTTATCGGAATCTTTCCATTGTTCCATTTCTTGTTCCACCCACTCTTTGCGATAACTCGGAATGTCTTCCAGAAGTAACTCAATGACTTGTTCAATCGGATTCATCAATTGATTGGTAATGTAATGTTCATAATCTGGAACCAATCCCTTTTCTTTTATGAATTCCGGAGTTTCAATCTTTTCACCTTGTAAATCTTTTTTATTACCACAAATATAAGCAAATCGAATACGGTCACCCGGTTTCGGTTTATTACCGGGGTCTCGTTTACCAATACGTTCTGCAAGTACTTTATGGGCAATTTGGAGTGGATTTTTATACCCCGAACGCAATGATTTTGTCAAGATTAATTTTTCCAACGGAATGGTTCCTTGACGCACTTCATGGATGCGTTGCTTGACAAATTCAACCGCTTGTATTGGATTACGGTCTTTCATTAACATATCAATCAATCCGCCGTAAACATCTTTGACAATCGGCGCATTGTCTCGTCGTTTTAGAACGATGCCCATGCTTTTACGTTCGCAGTGTTTCGTATCGTTTTCGTACAACATTCCAACATACCTCTTTTTGGATAGTAACAAGAGTGGATAAAACGTCTTTTCATATTCTAGTTCATGGGGCAACTTTAGAAACATTGTCGCCAGATGTCCAGCTTCTTTGGCTAATTCAATCGTTAAAGCAAGTGCATCTATACCCTGTACCACTTTACCTTCTTTGAACAAGGTAAATTTAAAGAATACAGAATCGGTATCTCCATACACGTATTCGGCCGTTACACATACGGGTCCCATGGACGTTTCACACATGCGTTGATGATACACTTCTTCAATTAACGTTTTAGCATAAATCAACAATTTTCGACCGGTTGCCGTACATGATGCTGCAACGTCCTTGTCGTAAAAGGTACTTGTGCGTGCACCGCACTGACCATACAACGAATTAGCGGTTACTTTATAAGCGTTTTGGCGTTTGTCCAATATATTTTTCATGAATTCGTCCGGTTCTTTCGCCATTTGTTTTCTTACTTTACTGCGAGCACTTAGCAATTCATCCAAGACACAGGGGAAAATAGCTTTTCCATCTGGAAATTGTGCAAACCTACACACTTTGGTTCCTACTTTGGTTTTAACGGCTTTTGCCTTGGGCGTCTTGCGAATGTACTGGAACGTATCGTATTCAATATCCACATAGGTATAATGGGATAGATTATCGTAGACATAGACTCCATCACGACTCACACCAGTTTCACGTAACAAGTGTCCCTGTAAATTATACTCTTTGGTCCATACTTTACTACTGGAACAAATATTTTCAGAAATCATGGTTGATGGATAGAGCGATTTATAATCGCACACGGCAACGGGGTCTGTGTAGAGGTCGCATTTGGGGTCCAACACAATGGCACCTTCATATCCACCGTCAAACTCAACCGAAGGCAACACTGGCATTAACGTATTCAGTTTGCGACACTGTTTTGAAATGTAGCTGGTTAATTTAATTCCCTGACCACGAAAGATGAGAAAATCAATAGGTACGCTACAAATGGAAGCCATTTCAACGAATCCCGTCAACATGTCGGTCTTTTTAAACAAGTGTTGAACCAAATTGCAATCTTGAATACAGTACTTGGCAATGATGGCTCGGTCAGCATCCGACCCTTTGGAGAGTCGAAAGATATCATGATGGTCAACATCGTCTTTCACGAGATTCCATTTGTCGTATTTCTCAACGGTTTCAGCAATTTGAAAATAGTCGGGTTGAATATCAACAACCTTGTATTTAAGTTCGTCAAAAGCAACGTAGTTGAATTTTTCCAACCCTTGAAAATTTTTGGTAAAGATACGTGTTCCATCTACGTGTTCGATTTTGGAGATTTTATCTCCAATAAAATAGGATGAAACCGAATCCAATTTGTAAGATTCAAAATTATAGTCACGCCGAAATATGGTGTATAAATCAATATGTAGGCGACCATCCATTTTGAAATACTCTAAATTGTATTCACCGCTGGCAAGAAATACGGTTTTGTTTTCAATCTTCCATTCACCGTCTTGTTTGCCAGCCAACACATCATTGTTTCGGGTTAATTCTAAAAATTCTTCCACGCAACCTGTTTCTAATGCTCGTTTGAATAGAAATTGTTCATCGAAGCCGAATATGTTGTAGCCAATCATGATATCGGGGTCTTCTTTTTGGATAAGTCTTGACCATGCCACTAACACTTCCTCTTCTTTTTCGTAGCATTCAAGAACTGCATTGTCAACGGGGTCACACCCGCCAAGAACAATGCAGTGATTCAAGATGATTTCTCCATTTTGGACAAAGGTGCTTCCGATAAACGTAACGGTATCACCTTCCAATGGCGGAAAAGCACTGTTGAGTGCTTTACACAACTCATTTACTTTATTTGGATGGTCACTTTCAAGCAATTCTATGACGTTCATGTGCAAATCAACGTCTTCCTCGTCAAGGGTTCCAATGATTTCCTTTTTCCATTTAGGTAACAAATCTTTAATGGCTTCTTTGGATAAGGCCACTTTGGGATATACAATATCGATAGAGTGAAGTGTTTCGTATCCAAAAGCCGCATAGATGCACATGTCCAAATCGTCATCGGATTCCAAAATTTGTTCTGCCAATCGTTTGTAATCTTTGATGGGTATTGGAAAATCGCCATGACTACTGCTGGCTTCAATATCAAAACTACAAATCTTATAAGGAACCGGTGTATCTTTTTGCAAGGCTACAATATCTCGTGTTTGGACAATATACTCATAAGTACAGGTTGTCGTCTTTTGGGCAACCGTCTCCACTTTCATAAGCTGAATCCAACCGGATGGACTGATTTCTTTAATGTGAAAGAAACGAAGCAAGGGCGGAATGTTGGCTTCGTACAACCGAATCAATTTGCCTTGATAAAAATATCCGGCTTTTAATATCTGCTTGATTTCAGTTCCTTGTTTGATTTCATCGTACCATAAGTTACGCACTTTATAAAAGGACGACATGCCTCGAAATTTAAAACACAGAAATAAGTGATTGGATTGAGCGTCAAACCCGTCTAACTTTTTACGTTTGATGAGGACGCAATCTAATATAGAATCCGCATAATAATTACCGACTTTTTGTTTGATATGGTCTAAGAATCGTGATTTATCCCCCGATGTAAAATTTGAAGGAACTAAACAGTAAAAGTACGGTTTAAAATCGTGCACTTCAATGGAAAAGGTTTTACCCTCTTCGTTGATGCCAAACATTTGAATGACAAAGGAGTTGGAGTCGGTTGGGGTATCATCACGGCGATTCACGGTTTGAAAATCAAAGAGACGAACTTCCATCTTAATAACTATACAGATAAAGGTTATAAATCAATTTTAAGTATACTTAGTAATGAATTCGAAATCGAATGTGGTGCAACGACTGAACCAAGAAGCTAAAAAGGGAACCATGCATCAACAATTAACAGCGGGTATTTTAAAAAATAGCAAATTAGTTACAAAACCATGTTGTAATATAGCACGAAATACATGTAGAGGCGTGTTTATTGGTAGTTTGCATGCAGAAGCTCACGCCATGATAAACTACTTTGGGAAACATTTATCGTATGATGGTAAAGAGTGGAGGTGTTCAAAACCAACTAAATTAGACTTGATGGTTATACGTATCAATAAATCCGGTAACATATGCAATGCACGACCCTGTTACAATTGCGTCAATATGATGAAATCTGTAGGTATTAAAAAAGTGTACTATTCCATCAATGCAGATGAATTGGTATGTGAAAAGGTAAAAGATATGATAAGTATTCAGGCATCTTCTTTGACACAAGAAGTCGTTGATAAAGTATTCGATACGCAAGTGTATTATGATAGATTGTTAAAATTACATTTTCCATCCACGGTTAAAAAACAAAATTTAGATTTATTTATTACCTATAATATACATTTGTTACCACACTATTCCGTGATTGAAAAGGACTCTGTAGTGTATATTATGAATCAAAATCAACTTATTCTAAAAGCAATTATTTTTTATTAGTGACATTGTCAGACATATAAAAGTTCAGTCATCTGAGTCAGTTGGCACCGGTAGTGGTGTTCTCATAGGTAAATCTACATCTAGACGTTTTATTTTGTTCATGGTATAACCTAATTCTGTAAGCATATATACCACATTATCAGCATGAAAGCCTCCTACATAAATGATTACATTTTTCATGTTTGATTTAATGATACGTGCAACCGTATAAATATCCATTACAACTCTTGCGGTGTCAAATATGATGTTTCTTTTATAACTATAATCAACATGTGAATACGATTTTATCAGGTTTTTTAACATATTTGTTGCAAATATTCTGTCAAATATTGGTGTTTCTTGTTTAATTCTTTGAACATGTGCTGCTTTATCAATTTCTTTTAACACTATCGTATTGTCATGTAATAATTGTAATAAATCTTCATTTTTTTCAAATTTTGCTTGAAAACGCTTGTCATATCTTTCGTAGTCGTCATAAAAGGTTATTAACCATTGCGGCATGGCGTCTAGGGCTATTCGAACACTAGGTTCATGTGCAAAACCCGGTAACTTAAACTTAGTTGAGGTTTTATAGGTTGATTCTATGGAAAAATCTACATTGTCAACCCAATGAACTCGTATTTTACCACAGTTATGTTTTCCAACACATCTACGAAATAAATTTCTAACATTTTGTAGTTGCATAAAATCGGCACGAGGTAAATTTTCTGGTGTACGCATATAAATTTCTTCATCTCTATTTGTATTACCCTCACTTATTTCTAACATGATGTCTACAGAAGTATCTCTGGCTTTAATTTTTTCAACCAGTTGTTCAAACATTTCAAATATACCCGTTTCCCTATAATTTCTATGAGAGTGTACTTCTCCAATGATAAAAATATTAACATTACCTTTTGATAACCACGATTTATGCTCAACAAATTCTAAGGAAGTATTCATAATGTCGGTGTTACATAAATCAACAAATGTCTGGGATTTAGCTGCTTTGTCATACATTACTTTTCTAGTTTTTGTACGTGACCCACGCTCCTTTTTTCTAGTTTCTGTACGTGATAACATACTTAGCGTAGATTTAGCTTTTGGTGTTTGTAAACGTGACATACTTAATATATTATTTAATGTAGAGTCACGTAAGTTTGCGTGTAATTACATGATAATTTTAGACTAAGTTAAAAATTATTTACGGCATTTACGAGTTGGATTACGTCGGACCATTTGTACACCAGTAAATTCAGCTCGTGCGGCTGGACTTAATAAAAAAGCCATGAAAGGTGCTGCTTCAAAATTGGCAACTTGTAATTCTGGTATTCCCATGGCCTGCGCTAATTCAGCATAGGTATCATAAAAATCCCACTGATACATGATACCTAATCTAATGTTTGCTTGAGGTAGACGACCATGTTCTATACATTCAATTAACATATCTAATTCTTCTGAACCAAGATTTCGAATTCGATTCTCCTCAACATCATAATCATCCTCAAACATACTTCCTCGAGGAAGTATAAATCTATCAATTTGTTGAACGGTTGTTAGACGAAATGTGTAGTCTTGATTATCTGCCACACCCCATCGTATTGAAGTATTAACCGTACTCAAAGTATGAGGTAAATTCATTTGAAGTCTAACTTGTCTTAATGGATATGGACCGTATTGTCTATGTATATCTCCATCATTAAAAGAGTATTCTTCATTGGACGTCATTGGTCGTGGTTGTAAATGATGTGTATGATAAAGTTGTTCTAACTGTTGCTTAAATTCTGGTAATGATAAAGGCGCACTTTCACCTGAAAAATTTTGACGTATCATATCGTAATGAATGTTTGGATCTAATCTATAATAATTTTGAGGCATAGTTGCCATTTGATTAGGAGTTACACGTCCGGGAACGTAAGTTCCTAAATATTCTTGGATTCGATTGGTAAACCCTCTAGTGCGTGCCGCACGCACTATGGGTTGCATTATTGGATGTATGGGCATAATTCTAGGTGGAGACGGCATTCTAGGAGACGGCATTCTCGGTGGGTTAGGTCTTTTTTGTGTTTGGTGTCTTGGTTTTCTTGGCATACTATTCTATATTATTTTTTTTGTTTCGTCATTTTACGAACCCGTTTGGTTCGTTTAACCCGCTTACGTTTGGTTGGTTTACGCAGTGCCCTTGCATCTGGGATATTGTATCTATCAAAATATCCATTTGGGATATAGAGTCTATTAGGGTCAAACGCCGGAGGACGAACCATTGGAACCATCGGAGCCACTGCTCTAATTTCATCAGGATTTATAAATAACATAGTTAAATCCCTATCCGTTATAGGCATCCTTGTAGGTAATACAAAATTAGGGTGACCTACATTCATGCCTCTGCGTATTAATCTTTTAATATAATCAGTAATGGCAGAAATATAGTAGCATCGTCCATCTGTCATTCGTATAGCTTTAGTACCTGCCTTACTCGTATCTTGTAAAGTAATTAAACATTGACCAGTGCATCTTGTTTGTAACGTGTTTACGCCTAAAGGTTCCATACAATATTTTAAAAGTAAGAATCATATAAAGTTACAACATAGGCTTGCCCATCTACCATAACGGTATCTTTGGTTGAAACGGAGTCACATCCCGGCGACGCCGTGCATTTACGTTTGTTGATTTCAATCGGCAATTTAATATTATCAATCATGGTATAATAATACCATTTGTCTCGTCGATAGTGAGCTGGTTTGCCGAATAAAACGTGTTTGGCAGACCCTTTAGATAGATATCCTAGTTGGGTATAGGTTTCTTCACTATATTTGATGGGTGGAGCGTAAGGGTTTCTTACCGTATCGGTTGAATCCTCAACTAATTTTACAGTTACATTTGGATAGACTTGGGGTAACAAAGGCGACATGGAATCCGTATAAGCAAGTGGTCTTGTTCCTACAAATAAAAGAATACAGAGAATACCAAGAAATAGAAATTTCTTCATATTCTATAAAATTAAAAAATAGAAAATGAAATTGAATCTACCATAGACAACATGCTTGATGACGGAATTGAACCGTCGTCTTGGGAATCCCAAATCACTCTACCAACTGAGCGAATCAAGCTATTTTTTTATTACCTTATTAAAAAAATTTACGTTTAATTGCTGTAAGCTAAACCTCCCATACCACTCATGATACGCAATACATTGTAGTTGGTCGCATACACACGTACCTTGGCAGTGGAAGTACCTTGCACGGTTGCGTTGGATAGAATGAGCTGAAGAGTGGCATTGTCAATACGAGAAAAGTTGCAGGTACCGGAAGGCTGATGCTCCTCTGGGCGAAGAGCAAAGGAGTAGACGTTAATACCGGTATCAGGGGTACGGGAATGCACCATGAACGGCTGCACCAAGTCAAAGTACGAACCTTCACGCTCAGAGAAGCGGTCCTGTCCATTCAATTGAAGCTTGGCAGTTACAACGGGGTTGTCGCCCCAACAATGTAGGGCAAGTGCGGTTTCTGAAAGTACAAAGGTACCTGCATCAGACACGAGCGATAAATCATCATCCCCTAACGCACCAGCAGTTGCTCCGCCAAGAGCACCAAAGCTGTATACATTGGCATCACCTCCAGTAACTCCCGAAAAGATTGCGGTTCCATCTGCGGAACCAGTTGCATACGAAGTCGCAGCATTGTATCCCCAGTTTGAAGATAAATCGGAAGTAGTTCCATCTACCGCATTGGCATTGGCGAATAGACCGTTAGCATTAATAAAGTCGTAGTTGGCCGTGCCAGTTGAACCGGAGGCGCCAGCAACGGAGTTGGGACCACCAAAAGCATGGATGGCGTTGGGGAGAGCATCCACTGCATCCGTGTAGTTGAATGGTTGAGCACCAAGAATGTTGAAGAGAAGACTTTCACCGTCAAGGGAGGAACAGTAATCTACGTTGGCGTCGGGTTGGACCACCCAAATGAGCTCCTTGACAGGGTGGTTGAAATTCAACTTAATCTTGTTGGAAGACGAACCAACCGATTCATCTCCAGTGAATTGAAGCTGTTCGATTAAATATTCATGGGGGTTTTGGGCCATGCGTCGTCGTTCATCGGTGTCAAGGAACACGTAATCGACGAAAAGAGATGCCGCTACAAGGGATTGATTGTAGGCAGCCGTGCATTTCACAGAACTGGTGGTGGTAGGAGCAAGCGTGCTTACGGCCCAAAGACATTCATCGATAGGGCGTAAATCAATGTTAATACGCACTTCGTGGTATTGTAGGGCAATAAGAGGAAGGGCAAGACCTGGATTGCGGCAAAACCAGAATTGAAGAGGAATGTAAAGAGTGGTCTCAGGAAGGGCATTACGAGGAGCACATATTTGACGAGGAGCGTTGGACTGACATGGGCCATCCACGTCTGAGAACGAAGGGTCGGTCAAGTACGTAAGTTGGGTAGTGTTTCCAACCATTGACCAGTACCCCTTTTGCTGAGATGCATTTACGGTAAGTTGATTCCAAATGTGCATCCAGTCACCGTAATGGCGGTCAATGCGCTGACCTCCGATTTCTACTTCGACTTGAGAAATTAGCTGTTCGCCAGGAAAGTCAAGCCATCTGGCATAAACACCATCATCGCTCGACGATGCAAGGTCTTGGCCAATTTGAGGCAAGGTAACTTGAAGCATAGTAGTGTAGGCAAGGTCTCCGTTACGGGAGATGGTGCAGGTTACACGCCGACCGAAATCAGCTTGGCCGTTAAAGGTTTGCTCGATTGATTCAATCGCAAAGTTTGTGTAACGTCTGTAAGTAACTTTCCAGTAGGTAATTTGTGGATTACCAGTAAGATAAACATCTTGTGCTCCATAAGCGACTAATTGCATTAAACCTCCTCCCATATACTATTGCTAAAGAAAAAAAAATGAAGGAATCAACTATATTTTTTTAGAAAAATGGAAAGATAGTCGGATTCAAAATATTCCTTAATATTGCAATGATATCTCTTAAATATGTATTTATTTTTACGTTTTGTAACTGTCCATCCGTCTTCAATCGCATTCATGATAAGTTTACGTTTATGCATATCTTATTAAAAGAAACAAAGAACGATTTTTTAATTTAAAATATACTTTATTAATGAATGTATATGACTTTTAAACTAAAACCATTGAAGAAATTGGAAGAAATTATGATTAACATGGTAGACACAAAACACAATGAGTATATAGAACGGTTTAAAGAAGAGAATGAGGTTATTATTCCTAGATTAGTAAAACAATGTAAATGTGAATCCGATATAGGTATTGTCACAAAATTAAAAAAAAATATCAAAGACTTGCAGGACGATCAATTACGTTATTATTTGGATAACAGTAATCATTTATTTTCTTATTTTGAGGAAAAAAAAGACATTTCTAAAAAAAGGTCAAGCATTAAACTCTTAAATAGTTTTTTTAAAATAGATACTTTGCCTGATACTAAAACCATGACCAATCACGCCTTTAATTATTTAAAAAACATTAACGATACCTATTTACAATCCGACGAATACATTTATAATACATCCATTTGTTCCAAATGCAATCAGGGAGAATTGATACCCGTGGATTATGATGGCATTGTCATTTGCAACAATACGGCATGTGCGTGCCAATTTCAGTATCTGATTGAAAATGAAAAACCATCCTACAAAGAACCGCCGAAAGAAATATGTTTTTATGCCTATAAACGAATCAATCATTTTCGTGAAATTTTAGCTCAATTTCAAGCAAAAGAGACGACTCAGATACCGTCCGACATTTTTGAAAACATTCAATCCCAAATCAAAAAGGAACGTATTGATATATCTGAAATTACAAATGAAAAGACAAAAGAGATTTTAAAAAAGTTTGGCTACAATAAATATTATGAGCATATTACGTTCATTAAAGATAAATTGGGAATCAAACCACCCATCATGAGTCCCGAATTGGAAGAACGGTTATGTTCCCTGTTTATTGAGATACAGCGTCCCTATGCAAAATGTTGTCCGGAAGACCGAGTTAATTTTTTAAACTATTACTATACGATTTATAAGTTATGTGAATTGCTAGAAGAAGACTCTTTTTTGCCGTACTTTCCCATGTTAAAAGACCGTGAAAAAAGAATGGAACAAGATAACATTTGGAAAAAAATTTGCGATGAATTAAACTGGCAGTTTATCCCGACCATTTGAATTGTAATGTAAGTTAAAAACACCGAAGGTTACATATCGTATTTAGAATCATTTGTTTTACTGCAAATTGATCATATGTTAGGTTTAATTAAATATAAATATAAAACATAAAATAAAGTATGGATTATGAATTTATACAAGATATACATCAAGTGACTTTAGGAAAGTATATCAAATGGAAGCATTTAAATACATGGAAAGGTGGATTTGTAGTAAGTGTAGATGAAGATTCCGAGACGGTTTTGGTCAAACGAGGAAATTATTTTATGACCGGTTACTTAAAAAATAGATTGTTTCAAAAATTAACATTAGACGAACGAATTATTCAAAGATTGGAACATATATTAAAAAAATAGGATGTATAAGTATGGAAAGTATGGAGAATGGTGCACGATATAGAATTGTCAATATCAATGGTGAAGTATTAAATGGCGTGTATACTTCAAATCATAAATTTGTAAATGCTACTTATAAAATATTACAAAGTAAAATTAGAAAAATAAATCGTGTTGATGGTGGTGTATCCCTTGTTGGGGATGAAAGAGAAATCAAAGATGCTTTAATCATTGGTACAGACTATAATGTTGAAACAACTAGCAATGAAACAATTGTTGGAAGTTATGATAGTAAACATATAGTGGATGTTGTAGATGGAACTCATATTCATTTTTTGTTGTTTAGTAATGCAACTGTAACTTTAAAAAAAACGGGAATTCAAATTGAAAGCATTGTGCGTAATGAAGGACCTTTGTTTCCAGAACAACTTCAAGCAGGACCAATACGAGCGTCACCACATGTAATACCATTAGAATATTACGCTGGTAAACGTAAACGTACCCCTAAGAAAAGGACGAAGCGAAAATAAAAATTGATATTTACTATGTTTATTTTTTTATATCTAATGCAGTTTTCTCCAGAACAACAATATGCGTATGACCTTTATTTACAAGGTAAAAATATATTTTTAACCGGTCCTGGTGGAACTGGTAAATCAAAATGGATTCAATCCGTTGCTTCCAATCGTGGTGTTCAAGTATGCGCCATGACGGGTTGTGCCGCTATTTTATTGGAATGTAATGCCAAAACCGTTCATTCATGGGCAGGTATTGGTCTTGGAGATGCCAATAAAGCCATTAAAAATAAATTTGCAAGAGACCGATGGAGAAGTACCAAGGTTCTCATCATTGATGAAGTAAGCATGATGTCGGACGAACTATTTGATTTATTAAACCTTGTAGGTAAAACCATTCGTAAATCGACCAAGCCGTTTGGTGGAATGCAACTTATCTTTTGCGGAGACTTTTACCAATTGCCGCCCGTCAATGCAAAATTTTGTTTTGAAAGTGTTAATTGGCATAAGACCTTTCCTCAAACCGTTCAACTGTCTATTTTATTTCGACAAAAGAATGAAGTGTACCAATCCATTTTACACGAAATTCGTAAAGGTTCCTTGTCGCCTAAAAATCACGCCTTGTTAAAAGAGAGAATCTTAGAAGGCGATGGTTCAATTCGTATTGTACCGACTCGGGCGAAAGCCGATCATATCAACGAAAAAGAATACGAATTGTTAGGCAGTGAGGAAAGTACCTATACCATGACACATACCTCTACCAATCCGTATGACCTTGACTTTTTAAAAAAAAACGTACGTTGCGATGAAGTTATTAAACTAAAGGTGGGAACCAAGGTCATGTGCATTGTCAATATCAATGAATTATGCAACGGTAGTCAGGGAATTGTTGTGCGAATTGAGGATTTTCCGGTTGTACAATTTAGTCACGGTGAAGTCAAGGTAATGCCGCATTGTTGGACGTCTGACAATAGCAGAATCGAACAACTTCCTTTGATTTATGCATGGGCTATTACCATTCATAAATCGCAAGGTGCGACATTACAAAGTGCGGAAATTGATTTAGGGAACGATATATTTGAATGCGGACAAACCTATGTGGCGCTTTCACGCTTGGTTGATATTTCAGGGTTATATTTAACGGGATTGAATGTTCATAAAATTAAATTGCATCCGAAAGTAGTTGAGTTCTATGACAAATTAAATTAAACGTTATGTGATTGAGAATATTGTAATTAAATTATTGTATTACAATATGAAAAAAACTAAATCTAAGTCTGTTAAGTCTAAGTCTGTTAAGTCTAAGTCTGTTAAGTCTAAGTCTGTTAAGTCTAAGTCTGTTAAGTCTAAGTCTGTTAAGTCTAAGTCTGTTAAACAAATGAAAGGAAATGGAAAAAGAAAGTTTGAGGATACATGGGGACACTATGATTCAGATTCAGAATCGGATAATTTGGAACAGGATTTATCTGAATCAGAAGATGAAATGCATCAAATATCTGAAGCACAATCATCTGATTCAGATGAAGAAATACCTTTTTATGAAAAATCTTTTGCTGAAGATGTATTTATTCATTTGGGGAAAACACATATTATGGGAGAGATAGATTGGGTTTCTTATAGTGCTTTATTAAATAAAGATGGATGTAATATTTTTATAATGGCAGAAAAACATAACCCTAGAAATAATAACTGTACAGGAATATTAGAAACGTTTAAAAACTTATTACAAGATTGGTCAAAAATTAAACCTACATTTCCAATTGATTTAATGATAGAAATGCCACAAACAGAATATGTTACACATACACTCCAAAATAGAACCGATTATAGTTTATTAGAATTACACCAGTTAATTGACGATTACACAGAAGATCGTAATATACAAATGTATCATGTAAGAAAAAATTTTGGAGTGTGTGCTAATAAAAATTGTAAACCTTTAAAAGTTCATTGGATAGATTCTGCAGGAATAATTGATGGTAAAATAACCGAGAGTATTGAAACTCCTACTGTTCGTACAGAAATACCTTGGTGGATATATAAGTTAGAAAAGTATGCATCTGAAGTTGATGATGGATTTACTGATGTTCAGTTATCACAATTATATGTTGATAAAGAAAACACAATACCATTTCAATTAATTGATGATAAAGATTTAATAAACTTATTAATTAATCAACCTATAATTCGTAAAGAAATGAGGAAATCATCATTAAGTATAGATTTTGCAGTAAAATTTATACAAACTATAATTGATAAACCGTATAAATCTTTTGGTACTAAAGCATTTTATGTATGGAGAGCTACAATAGATGTATATACAGTTGCAAGAATACTTAGCCAACATATGAAAAATGTTATTATTTATGTAGGATGGGTTCATTCAGATAACATATGTAATATGTTTCAACAATTAGGATTTACAATAGATAAAAAACAAGGTAACCCTAAATGCAATCAGTGGTTAAAACAATAAAATATAAAAACTAGAAACATAGATAAGTATGTACGTAGTTGTTTGCTATGCAATGGCAACTTTTTTTATGTATACGATAAAATTTCCAACTTACACTGGTTGGAGTCGTTTGCAGTCCATCTGTTGTATTCCTTTTTTATATACAACCGATGCACCCATCGCAACTGATTTAATTATCTTAAATTCATTTGGATGCTTATTTTCGGTGCACGTGTTTTATAGCTTATCCCAGTATCACATTTTACATACCTTAGCATCTAGGTCTTTACAACCTTATGCGTTTTATCAACAGTCTAACCATAAAAAACAACTTCATTACATTGCCGATTTTATCTTACATGGTACTCCTGCCTGTTTGTGTGTATTTTTGAATCCTACTCCCTACGCTTATCAATCTTATGTATGGATTTTACCAGCCATGACCCATGTCACCTATCCTTACTTCTTAACGGGGTCATTCAATCCAGCACCCTTGTATAAAATAACTGGATACAATGCTTATAAACACGGATGGTTTTGGACTTGCGTCGCTTATTATGGTATTTCTTTGTGCCTTAGGTATACTGTCCTAGAGAAATTACTTATGAATATCAAAATCCACAAAGAGACAATATAAAATGCAACGTCACAAACGTGAATGGTATTGAAAGTATTTATTATACGAAGTGTAGGTAAGAATGAAATAAAATAAGATGGCACATACACTCCATCCTATAGTTGCTTTGACTATAGCCGGAAATATACATTCGTTTCGTCTTGTTTTAAATAATGTATGAATCAGTACATTTTATTGTTTATTTCCATCAATAACTTGTTCGGAATGAAATAATTATATATCATGACATGGCAACCAGCTCTCATGTACGAACAGATACAACCGTGATAACACAAGATACACCTGCGATATTGCAATATTTAGAAAATAGATTTAAAACAATTGATGGAAAACCATATTAACCGACACACACTAAAAATTGCTATAGGAGCCAATTGGATTATGTATTGCTAATTATTTTGTATATTTAATATCAAACGGACTATCCGCCAGTACATACCACACCAAAATCTAATAAGAAAATATATCCATAAAATTTATACCTCATTTCTCGTTTTGTATGAATGGAGTGTACCCTGTAAAAGGCACGTTTAGATTACCATAGACATGTTAGGATCACCCTGTATGTTTTACAAAATGTTTGAATTTTATAAATGTTAATAATATATGGATGATTCAGATTCAGGAGAAGAAGAAATCATTGAAACTGGAAACGCAGCAAAATTATATGGATTTGCAACCAAAAAACAAGACGCAGCGTGGATAAGACTTGTGAATATGCCAGAATCACCAGAACAGGAATCACCAGACCCAGAACAGGAATTACCAGAACCAGAACCAACACAAGGAATTCAACGAGATTACACACAAATAGGTTACTTTAACATTGATATGGACGAAGACGTTAAATTATTTTATAAAACCAAAAACGGAATTAAAAATGTAGGAGCAATAGGCATTTTTACGCATGGAAGTTTAGAATATAGTCAAATTCCTATACCTTTACCTACAAATCTAGTTGTAAATGAATACAATTCTTCAGCAGAAAGCTGTTATATACATGGTCCAATATTTGAATATGATGATCCATTTTGTTATAAACTAACAACAAAGGCAGTAAGTGATTTAAGTGGATGTATGAATACAAAAGATTATTTGAAAAGTATTTACAAAAAAAGTACTCCCAAAAAATACGGGAACCTATCAGTTGATGAACAATCATGTAATTTATATTTAAACGTCACAGAATTAAAAGGAAAAATATATTCGGTAAACCCAGTTGAAACTAAATTGGCAGATACTACTAAGATTGATTATTCTAATATTATTTTTATGGTTGCTATACATGGAAGTTTAGATGAGAAAGGTAATCAATATTATAAAAAAGTTAATTTATCATTATGTACGTCGGATGAGTTAAAAGAATTTTTTAAACTTACACCCGATAGTGAATTATATAATGAAACTTCATACGAAACATTTTGTAGTGAACGGAATAAAACTGCCTTCATTACAACAACACAATTAGTTAGGTTAATTCATTTTGCTACTACTGAATTAGAACTGGGACATTTAAATATTCTTGATACGTCGTGTAGTCCAATACCGACTGTCCATCAAGGATTACAAGATAAATACGGATTTAGACGTTTTAAGCCTAAAAAGGAAGCAGGTTTTGAATATTATGGAAAAAGAAAACTAAGTGAAAACATGGTTTCAAAAACAAGAAAATCTGTTTCAAGAACTTCTAAAACAAAAAGTGACATTGTTTTAAACCCAGTTTCAAATCCAAGAAAAAAAACAAGAAAATCTGTTTCAAGAACTGATTCTAGGACTCAAACAAGAAATTACAGGTAATTTGTTCTTGACATAGTTTTGTTTATGGTTTTGGTTTTGTATGATTTACTATTAGAGTTGGGTTTAAGCGGTTTACTAAGCGCTGAAATGGATGAAAAATATTTAAGATAATTCATAATATTAGAATAACCTACTATTTCCATATCAGTTTTAGGGTCTAACAATATAAGTTTAGTTTGTTTTAAGAGTACCATTGTATGTCCGTTTCCATAAATCAAAGTTGCCGTATTTGATTTCATAGTTGTCAACGTACTTTTGATATCAATGGGATAAAGAATCAAGGGAACCTTTTTGCGAGAAATTAAGTTTGCAAATGTTTTACTTGCCACGTTTCCTAACACGACGTATTTATCTAGATTTATAGTCTTTATATTTACCATAATTAAAGTAGGTTTTCCTCCACCCCAAGGTGTAAGAGTGAGTGGTCTATCTGTAGTTACTACCGGCACTGCATGAGTTGAAAAATTCTGTTGTTGTACATAATCTCTTATTTGTTCTTCACCAACGTAAGTAGTTCCCATACTTGGGTCTATGAGTAAAGGTTCATTATTTAAATTACGTGATAATATCATGGTATGCCCAATACCTTGATATCTAGATGAACACACCATGGTTCCAGTATTGGGAGAAATTTTGGCATATGCTTCTTCAAGTGTAATGGGAGTAAGTGTTACGTTAGAATTAACGGAACGAGATAAGGCACGTCCAATCTCAATTGTATCTGCAATATATGGTGTATTTCTTTGTGTCGTAGCGAATTGTTGAAATGTTTCTTGTGTGATAAATCCTAATACTAGAGCAGTTGTATCTGTACAAGACGTAGGTCTTTGATCATATGGTATAAAATGTAGACACTCATTGATTCTATCGTGTAAGTTTTCAATGGGTACAGTAAGTAACTGGAATGGTTCCATATATATTGTTACTATTTTAAATAAAACACAAGTTATGGATAAATTATTGATTAATTTTTTATTTGGAGGAACAATTATTGCCTCTGTAAGTTACGTTGGAACCTACATGAACCCGTAGCATCTATATGGTCGTGTCCGTTATACCAAGTATGCATTTCATGAAACAAAATGGTAAATCCAACAAATATATATCTAAATTTTTACTCAGTACAACGTTTGCATTGATTTTATTAGTGATATGTACCTTTTTACTCATTCATTATTTATTTTTCATACAAATTTAATTTGGTGTTCATGCAATACGTTTCATGGATTCTGCCTTTTCGTAAATAAGATTCGTCCATTGCATCAATGTCCTCTTTGGACGTATTGCTGGTTAATATTAAAATCAATCCTTTGTATAAGAACATGTCGTCCAAAAAGGTGCACCATGAAGATTTATCTCGAATTAAAATTGGAATTTCTTGATTTTGTGGTATTGAGTTGTTGTGTATATGTTGAATGATTCCGTCCATTTCTTCCATCACAATAACGGTAGGACAATCACGATTGATTTCCATGAATAATTTTGTCAAGGTATCTCCAGGTTCGCTTGGATTGAACGTATGACAATAATTTGCACCCATCTGTTTAGCTAACAAATATCCAACTATACTTTTGCCAGTACAACTTTCTCCGTGTATAAACACAGTTGCTCTGCCATGGGTTTGATATAGTTGTTCAATGCTTTCAACCACTTTAAGTTGTTGTCCAATTGGAGAAATATGGGTTATATCTAATTGGATGCGTGTATAGTAAATATTTTTAAACATGCCGTTCCGAACATAGACGTCTATCTTATTGGACGGAATGCTTGTAATAGGTAATTCTACGATTTCATCTGGAAGAGTAATCATTTTATAAAAGGTCGGAAGAGATAGGATATGAATGGTGACGTCGTATCCCATGATAGATATGTATCCTACGGCATGTTTACACCAAAACAAACCTTCATTGAATTCTCGCCCGTTTATTTTTTTAATAGTCATGGTTTGAATGTGGGTCGTTAATTTACGAATGGTAGGCATCATTCTTTCATACTCGCCCTGAATCATGTAATATCGTATGTTGAATAATCGCAACATGAAAATAAAAATGAAAACAGGATTCATGTAGTAAGCAAAGTACCCAAGAACAAATTGTGTAAGAGTAAAAGACATACAGTATATCATAACATATATTTAAACGTTGCACAAAGTTAGATATATTTTGGGAATTCTTTCTGTTTGATTTCTTTTGCAAGAACAAGAATATAAAGATTGCAAACATCAATTATCGTGTGTCCATAATAGTTCTCTTTTCGTTCTTCCAAAAAATCCATGATTTTATCAAAGTCAATCACTTTAAACAAATCCACAACGGATTCTTCATTAATACGTTCCGTGAATTGTTCCCAACACATATCTTCAAACGTGGCGTATTTTGGAATATTTTCACGTATGTGTTCTTTAATAATGTCTTCCATAAATATACAACGGATTTTATTAAAATTGATTGTTTTTTTTTGTGTAAACCAGCACAAATCAAACCATGTGTAAATTGTGTGAATCGTGTGTCAGCAGTTGCTACTGTCCTCGTTGTCCAAAGAATTCCGTTCGCACAGTCTGTCCCGTATGCGAAGTAGATTGTAATGACGCCAAGTGTTCGATTGACCCCATTGTCGTAACAGAACACTTGCAATGTAATGCTGCCGTGTTCTGTCAAATTTGCATTGAAACTACGCACGGAGTTAAACTAACGCATCAACTAATGTGCATGTATTGCGACGAGCATGAACCCGAACACAAAAAGCGAATGGGGCAGGAAATTAAAAAGTGGAAAACATGGTAAACTGTATTTATAACTTTCTTGTAGTTTTTATCTAAAAAGTTGAAATTTTCTAAATAATTTAAATCAGTTGTCCATCTTTTTCAGTACTTTTAAATTGTACCAACATTTTAAGAGCAATTTCATTTGATTTCATAATTTATATATTTTTTATAAAACTTGTATAAAAAAAACCTACAAGGGAAAGAAAGTTAGAGAGTATTGAAAATTTTTACTTACATTTTGTGCTTTGACTTTTTGATGCCGCTAACGAAGACCACAGTTTTTAGCATTTCTTTGCCTTGCTGCCTTATTTCTGCGTCTTGTGCCTTGTTTGCATTGGTCGCTTCTTGATGCTCCTTTGGCGTTTTATCCCAGCAGCCAGCAGAATTGTTTGTGGAGTTGAACATGGTAAAGCGTATGAAGGTACAAGGCGTTTATCGTTTCAATTTGTTTAAATCCGTTGCAACAAAAAAAACCTACAAGGGAAAGAAAGAAGATACCGATGACGTCTACACACTTGCATGTGGCTCCAACACTCCACACCAAATTTGCAATGCCTATGAAATTTCTATGCGCTGTTCCGCTACTCCTACTCCGGAAGGACGCATTATCTGTGCAACGGATTTATTGCAACGGATTTATACAATGTGCAACGGATTCAACGGATTTATTGCAACGGATTTATTGCAACGGATTTATACAATGTGCAACGGATTCAACGGATTTATTGCAACGGATTTATTGTAACGGATTTATTGCAACGGTGCAACGGATTTATTGCAACGGTGCAACGGATTTATTACAACGGATTTATTGCAACGGTGCAACGGATTTATCTGTGCAACGGATTTATTACAACGGATTTAACGGATTTATTACAACGGTGCAACGGATTTATTACAACGGATTTAACGGATTTATACAATTGTGCAACGGATAGATTTAAAGTTGAAATCATTTTGCTCATTCACCTGCATACCTACACGTTGAGAAAATAACGCTTACAACTCTGCAACGGATTTATCTGTGCAACGGATTTATTGCAACGGTGCAACGGATTTATTGCAACGGTGCAACGGATTTATTACAACGGATTTAACGGATTCAACGGATTTATACAACGGATAGATTTAAAGTTGAAATCATTTTGCTCATTCACCTGCATACCTACACGTTGAGAAAATAACGCTTACAACTCTGCAACGGATTTATACAACGGATAGATTTAAAGTTGAAATCATTTTTGCTCATTCACCTGCATACCTACACGTTGAGAAAATAACGCTTACAACTCTGCAACGGATTTATCTGTGCAACGGATTTATTGTAACGGATTGATTTAAAGTTGATACGCTTTTTCTCATTGACCTACATACACATTGAGAAAATGGATTGCCCTATCTGCTTGAACGAAACCGACGACATGTACACCATTGCATGTGGCTCCAACACACCTCACCAGATTTGCAATGCCTGTGAAATTTCTATGCGATGTTCCGCAAATCCCACCAATCACGGACGGTTCATCAAATGTCCGTTGTGTCGGGTTGTTGAAACCGTCCAGGGAGCACGGACTATCGAATCCTACAAAGCAGAGCTCCAACGGATGTATACACCTCAAGCACCTCTACAAGCACCACGCCGACACTCCTGTCAGCAGATGGAATGGTGCCAAAACGGTATAATCGTACTATTAATATTCTTAATTTGTTTTATTTAAATACTACACCACCTAACACTGCACTACACCACCTAACACTAACCCTTTTTTATACGTGCAACGGATTTATTGCAACGGTGCAACGGATTTATCTCAACGGATTTATACAATGTGCAACGGATTTATGCAATGTGTAATGTGCAACGGATTTATCTGTGCAACGGATTCAACGGATTTATCTCAACGGATTCAACGGATTTATTGCAACGGATTTATACAATGTGCAACGGATTTATGCAATGTGCAATGTGCAACGGATTTATGCAATGTGCAACGGATAGATTTAAAGTTGAAATCATTTTGCTCATTCACCTGCACATACCCACCCGTTGAGAAAAATGAACAAGTGCCCTATCTGTATGGAAGAGTCCGACGACATGTACACCATTGCATGTGGCTCCGACGTTCCGCACAACATTTGCAATGCCTGTGAAATTTCTATGCGATGTGCTGCTACTACTCCCCACCAATCACGGACGGTTCATCGTTGAAACCGTGCAGGGAGCACGCACTATCAAGTTAGTATTGAAAATTTTTTACTTACATTTTGTGCTTTGACTTTTTGATTCCGCTAACGAAGACCACCGTTTTTAGCATTTCTTTGCCTTGCTGCCTTATTTCTGCGTCTTGTGCCTTGTTTGCATTGGTTGCTTCTTGATGCTCCTTTGGCGTTTTATCCCAGCAGCCAGCAGAATTGTTTGTGGAGTTGAACATGGTAAAGCGTATGAAGGTACAAGGAAGGTACAAGGCGTTTATCGTTTCAATTTTGTTTAAATCCGTTGCAACAAAAAAAACCTACAAGGGAAAGAAAGTTAGAGAGTATTGAAAATTTTTTACTTACATTTGTGCTTTGACTTTTTGATTCCGCTAACGAAGACCACAGTTTTTAGCATTTCTTTGCCTTGCTGCCGACTTGTGTGCTTTTGGAATGATTTTATATGGCATCATGCGTCGCAATCCTTTGATTCATAAGCATTCCTTTATTATGAATCTATATAAAATGAAAAATGCAAAAACGGCACTGAATGCCTTTACGACCAAAACAAGAAAACGTTAACGTCTTGATTTGAACGTTTTGCGTCGGGTACCTCTTTTACGAGACTGTCTTGTGAGTGTATTTTTTTTTTTGATACCGGTTCTTCCGAAACTTCCGCCTTGAAAAAATTTTTTATCTTCTTGAGCTTTAATTAGATCGGAGATTTGTGCCGCACTTAGGGATCCTGGATCATATGGTTTGTATGCGTTATATGGTTCTTTTTCTGGTTTTTTTTGTCTCCAACTAAAATTTCTAAAACTAAACATATTATATCTTTTTATTTTTTCTTAATGCTTCGTTTTTTGAATAAAACAAGTCTGCCTTATCTCTGCGTCTCGAGCCTTGTTTGCATGAAGGTACAAGGCGTTTATCGTTTCAATTTTGTTTAAATCCGTTGCAACATGATAAACTCTAACAATTGACGTTCCAACACACGTAAATATTTTTGCAAGCAGAGAACACATTTGATGTAGGCAGTGTTTCAATTTTTCTGCACTTTCTAATCCAGATTTTGTTTATTTAAAAACCACATGGCTTGCAACAATGTATCTGCCAAATCATCTTTCTTTTTATGTTTCATAAAAAAGACATCATCCCATTCCTTTTCTTTCAAGACTTCTTTAGCATAATGAACACTTAATTTTTTTCGTTCGGCATACGTAGTTGGCCCTGAATGGTACAACTTTAATTTATTGGATGCCGAAATACAATGTACTTCTGCACCACGCATTAGCCAATATTGCACCACCATACCCTGTATTCCTTTCATTTTACTTGCAAGAGGTCCAATTTGATTTTCAACCAACACGATATTAGCATCAAGTGGTTCATACGCTTTTATGATTTGTTTTCCTAATTCGGACATTGTAAATTCAATGGGGAACCATTTTTTTTTGATACCTTGTATCATTTCCTTTTTGGTTCCAAAAGGTATGCTATGTTCTTTACACACACAAAGTAGTTGAGGTAACGTTTTTGCCACAAGGCATTTTTTACACATGTATCCATCCAATACATGGGTTGCTTTGGAACAACAGGTATAGGTAGGAGTTAGATTATGAACATTCCAATCTAGAATGACAGAATGGGAAACGTCCAATAAACAATGAGCTAGATTTTTAACACCAATATCAATCGATAATAGTTTCATTTACTATTACTTCGTCAATAAGGTTTAAATGATTTTATCTTTAATTTACATGGACCACATACTTTATATTAATTTACATAAGAGACCCGATAGAAAAGAGCATGTTGAACAGCAACTGCAACAACTTGGATATACGGGTACACGCATGGAAGCCGTAGAATGCGTACAAGGCGCAATTGGTTGTGGACAAAGTCACATTCAATGTTTAGAATATGCACAAGAACAAAATTGGCCATATGTTTGTATTATGGAAGATGACATTACCTTTACCAACCCCACTCTTTTCAAATCACAATTAAGAACGTTTCAATCAAGAGTAAAACAATGGGACGTACTGTTACTGGGAACCAATATGGGGTTTCCTTTTCAACAATGTAAAGGTTACTTGCGTGTCTTCAATGCACAAACCACAACTGGGTATATTGTGAAGAAACACTATTACAGTGCGTTACTTGATACGTTCAAAGAAAGTGTTCGCCAATTGCAACAAGAGTACACCCCCTCTTTGTATGCGATTGATATTCAATGGAAAACGTTACAAAGGGCTGGTCATTGGTATGTGTTATTTCCACTTACAATTGTTCAACGTGAAGATTATAGTAATATTGAAGAAACACGTGTGAATTTTATACGTCACATGTTAAATCCTTTTAAATAAACTCTTTGTCTTTAGGAATACAATCCCAATAATTAAAATATTTTTTAAATATATGCCCCCATCTCCACGACGACTTTCAAAAGAAGAAATTCAACGAGCAGCGGTTAAAATGATCCACGAAAGAGATTTTCAATTGGTTACAGATGATTATCATATTGACGATGTACGAGAAATTATGAGAAAGATGCAATATTATTTACATAGTGCTGATGATACCGCATATAGCACTGCTATGAGAGAATTAAATATAGATGCCATGGCACTGCGTAAACGTAAACCTACAAAAAGAAAAAAAAATAAAAATAAAAAGTCAAGACGATACAAATAATTTAGAAAGAACTAAAATCCATCTTATTTTCAAACGTTAAACCATGATTTGTAGTTGAACCTGCACCAGTTCCTTTATGTGTTTCGGACATTTATAACTTTAAAAGTTTTTTACCATCAATTTTTAAAAATTTTGCCGTTTAAATGGTAATCAGTTTTCACAGATTTAACGAATCACTTGTTAATTTCAGGTTTTTACAACCGATAAACCTAAATTTATTTTTATACCGGTTTTTTGGCGTGATATATTTATTACACATGTAAAATAAATTGTCAAGTTTGAGAAAATAACATATCCTCAATATGTATAAATCAAAGTCACGTTCACGTTCAAGAAAGGCACGTTCAAGAAAGTCACGAACAAGGAATTCACGTTCAAGGTCAAGGACACGTTCAAGGTCAAGGACACGTTCAAGGAAGTCACATACAAATTCTATGGATGATATTTTTAAAAGATGTAAACAATGGAACAATAAGGAAAATAAACTATTTCATGTTGTCTGTAAAGGAGGAGCACATGTAGCTTATAAAATACCAGATGTAACAACTACAGACATTGATTTAGTTATCTATACAAGAAAGTTTGATGACATATCAGAAGCAAAGATACAAACGTTTTGCAACTATTTGTTAATTCCGAATTATTCAATTACAACACATAATTCTCTTTATACAGTTGTATCTGCAGGAATGCCAATTGATATTAGTGTAATTAATGAAACATATTTAAAAGAAGAATCAAACAGTTCAAGTATAGTACATACTGCATGTACTGAATTACATATTTTGATGAGAGATTTTTTTCAAGTATTATATGATCAAAATAAATTATTTCCGTCTTTACAATTTGAACAAAAACAATCTGAAGCAGGTGTGGAACTATATGATTTTTTTATTACTAGAGTACAAACAAATATGGCAAAACAACGCAACAATGAAGTATTAAATGTTAATGAATCAAACGAAATAGAATCGTTAGATAAATATTATATAAAATATTTAGCCTATGAAAACAAACTAACAGAAATATCTGCAAAAATAACAGAAGAGTATGATAATTCAGACGAAGCTGTACTGTCTTAAATTGACATTTTTATTTGACGATGTGTCTTTGGTTTTTCACGTGATATATTTTTTTGTACAATCTCTTTCAATGTATTTATTTTTAAATGGTTCAATTTAACCTCTTTTTTTATTAAATTATTTTCAGTTTGTTTTGATTGGTTCTCTTTTTGCAACGTATCAATGATTCCCTGTTTTGATTGGTTCTCTTTTTGCAACGTATCAATGATTCCCTGTTTTGATTGGTTCTCTTTTTGCAACGTATCAATGATTCCCTGTTTTGATTGGTTCTCTTCATGTAACGTATCAATTTCAAGCTGTTTTGTTTTTATATACACATCAATATAATCAGATTGTTGACAATATTGTGTTACTAAACTGTTGTATTTGTCTACATTAATTTCAGTACTCATACTATTCATTTATATTTTAAGTTCTCTGAAGCGCAACATTGTTGAATTCGATTTGCCACTTTTTCTTTAATCTCTAACAATTGAGATATGTATTTTAAACGCAATATTAAATACATTGTGTTTAGATAAGGTGTAATGAGTTTATGCATTGATTGTCGTGAGCATGCACTGTTGTCACGTCTTGAGGCAACGTCTCAACAAATGGACATTGGTGACATTTCCATAGAAAAAGAAGATAAAACCATTATTCTGATTGAACGCAAAACCGTTCAGGATTTAGCATCAAGTATCTGTGACGGTCGTTACCAAGAACAACAAACACGGTTGCTTGAAACGACGTTGTCCCCTCATCGAATTATTTATCTCATTGAAGGGTCAATGGATACGCCAACGTCTCTACCCAAAAAAAATCTAGAATCTTCCTTGTTGAGTTTATGGTTTCAGGGTTTTTCAATTGTTCATACAAAGGATATTGACGATACGGTTTCCTATTTAAAATTACTGTTAGAAAAAGTAAACAAGGAATCAACCGAAAAGGATTACGTATCAACCATTAAAATCAAAAAGAAGGATAAAATGACTCCTGAATTAATTGATAGAATCATGTTGGCTCAGATTCCAGGTATTAGCACGGTCACGGCAAAGGAATTGATGCAGATCTATGGAACATTGTATCAGTTGACGTCACAACTAAAAGAAACCCCTACCCTGTTAGATACTTTTACCTATGGTGAAAAAAAGCGAAAATTATCAAAAAAAGTGATTGATACGTTAAAATTATATTTGAAAGCTTAACACTTTTTATATTCATCAAATTCAATTTTTAACTGTTTCATTTCAATATGACTTTAATATAAAAACTTCAATTTTATTTAATTTCACAATTCTGGAAAGTGTATTAATTTATGCAAGCGACTTATAAAATCGGAATCATCGTTTTGATTATAAAATTTATGTAAAGATTTGAAAAGTTTGGTAGGAATTTATTATCACTAAATATATGGAACAAGAACGCACTTTGAAATGCAAACGTCCCCTACGGCATGGTCATTGGTTGTTGTGGCCTGATGACGATGACCATGAAATGCGTATGAAAACTGATTTGGTAAGACAACGTCTGGAAAACGTAGAAAATCCTCTTAAGAGTCTTCCAAGATTTGTAAAAACACATATGAACGGTTCTCAACGTAGTTTTAACAATAGACACATGTTTAGAACAAAATTATACCCGTTTTTAAAATTTGAATGGGGCCATACCTATAAAATTTATTTACGGAGTGAAAGTCCTTATTGCATAGGATTGCCTAATAGTGTTATCTATCATATTAACGCCATTTTTGTTCATTATGTCTATAGAAATAGTGTGCCACATGCAAAAATGTTTGTACTTGAAACCGATTTACCTGGAGTGTCCTCATGGTTACCTAGACGTATTATTGGTGTAAATGAATTACACCTATTTGACATTAGACATTTTTCTGATTGGAGGCTTCCCGCTGATCTTACAACTCAACAAAGTCTTGCACAATTTCAAAAAGAACGCATGGATTCATCCGGTGCCGTAAACGAGATTGTAATGAATGCTATTGATAGACAAAGAACCTTAGACAGAACACAATGTCCATTACCTAGATATAAAACACGTTTGGAAAATTATGGTGGTAAAAAAAATAAAAATAAATCACGTAAACGATAATTACCTACGTCTAGTTTTACGACCACCAGTAAGTTTTGATAATACTCTACATTGAGTAGAATCTATGTCAGCCTGCACACGTAAATCTAAGAAATGTTGAAGCCGTATTGCATGGTTAAGACCTACAAATAAATGAATTGGAGTTGAATCCGTGTATAATTTCAACATAGAAATAATGATAGAATCTAATAACATTGAACTAAATAACATCATGTCGTCATATAACAACATGCAGTCGTCCATTAAATTTTCAGGATTGTGAGGTTCTGAAAATTGAACCAAAATACTTTTGTTCAATTCAGTCATACGAGATGCAATTGGCTCTAATACAGTTATTAATTCCCAAGTAGGATTTTCATCTCTAAAAATAGTCATAATTCTTTGAAAACTAGTTATAAGAAAAATAATGGCATTATTCATCATTTCATGCGTTTCAACTGATCTCAATTCTCTAAGAAGGGCAATTTCTTCTATTCTTGACAGGAGTCCTATTTCAATACGAACATCAATGCACTCAACTGGCTGCTTAGTTTTGGTTCTGGTGAACCATATCCATTCTAATCCCTTTGCATTTTCAAATAAAACTTCTTGTTCAGGAAGTAAGTCGCATAAGAGTGTACTATGCTCAACCCATATAGTTTTATCACTTAAATTTAAACTTTCATAAAAGGATTGATTAATATTGTTGTGAGTTTCTCCGTAAATTGTGATTGAAGTTTCATTATATTTTCCAGATACAACGAATGGTTCTGACATACAATAAAACAATAAAAAAAGTAAATCACGTTAACTTTTATGAATTGATTGATAAGTTTCAATACTCAAATTGTTCAATGCACAATTTAAGCGATTCCCATCTTTGTGATGCATCAACTTTTTTTTTATGTCAACATTCAAAAACGTCATGCCCATGATTCTACTTCTCATGTATTGACGTTTTTGAATACAAATGACATTATACCCTTGCGAGTGATTGACTGAATTCTTAATGAGCTTCCATTGACCTGATTTAAATTGACGCTCAATTTCACCGGTTTCATAGACACGTAAAACAGTATTTTCAATTTTGAGTTCTTTCATTGATACGATTCTATGTAATTGTATCAATTCAATTTTATTACTATAAAGTATGGATAGGTTTATATTTGCATGTTTGGTTTTTTCAATCATTGTCTTTTGTTCTTTTTTATTAAATTTAATTAATTTCACAATGAATTCATCGTGTTCTAAGATACCTTTAGCTAAATTAGTCGGTATAAGTAAATCAAATGCCCTTTACCAACATAATTTGTGTAACTATTATATAAAATCATCCTTCAACAGTTGTTCTACTGGTAACTTTCAAAACGGTTGGGTAAACTTGTGCGCTTTAGAAAATGTTATTAAACAAGGTTGTAGAGTACTTGATTTTGAAATTTATCAAGTTGATGGAGAAACCGTTGTGGCAACTTCAAATTCTACAAAAGTTACAGAAAAGGGAACGTTTAATACTTTATCCATTGACAGTGTTATGAAACTGATATCTGAAAAGGCCGTGTCTAATTCAATGACAACGGAACATTGTCCTAATCCTTTTGATCCATTGTTCTTACACTTTCGTATCAAAAGCAATAAAAACGACGTGTATGAACAACTATCCGATGCAATTGTTAAATATCTAGATTCTAAATTATTATCGAATGAACATAGTTATGAAAATCAAGGTAACAATTTGGGAGATGAACCTTTACCTTCTTTATTGGGAAAGGTAATTATTATGGTTGATAAGATGAACAGCAATAATATACAGACTACTAAAATGAAAGAACTTGTCAATATAACGGGAAATACCGAGTTTTTATATTCATTACAATACAACGACATTGTGTATACTACAGATATGGATGGAATGATTAACCACAATACATCAAAAATGACGATTGGGTATCCCAATTTAACGTCAGGTTCCAACAACTATAATAGTTCGATTCTTATGCAATACGGAGTACAAATGCCATGTATGTGTTTTCAGACCAACGATAATTTTTTAAAAGCTTACAACGAGACGTTTGAACAATCCGCTTTTTTGGTAAAACCTGACAAGCTAAGAGCTAACCCCGTTAACGTAACAGATGCGCCTCCCATTAATCCTAACCTATCGTATGGCTATAACAGTTACAGCAGCAGTGGATTGTATAATTTTAACTTGTAAAATAGTAACTTAAAGTTTGATTTATAAAATAGTAGCTAATAGTGGAACCATATTGAATTTACAAAAAAAAAATAACTTAAAGAAGTTCACCTATCTACTGTAGAGCACGAGTACCAGAGCGGTCAAATGGGCGGGGCTTAAGATCCCGTGCTTCGGCTTCGTGGGTTCGAATCCCACCTCGTGCAAGTAATAACGCTTTACTCGTGGAACTACATTCACGATTTAAAATATCAAAATCTACCATAGATGCTTTTGCCCCCGTAAGTGCACTTGCTAATCGTGCATATCCCCATGATTGAGCTGTTTGATTTGGACGAGACCCCGAAGAATAATAAGCACCTTCACCTTTTTTAACAATTTGATTTAATCCACGTAAAGAACACTTGGTTTTCTTGGATAACAGTAAAGACGGACGTATAGAATCTATGCCGTACATTTGTTTGGCATTTTGAACATGTCTAGATGGTTTAGAACGAAACGTCACTGCTGGGCGAGACAGATACATCCCCTTTTTATATAATTTGCGTGAGCGTATTATATTTTGTTGTTGTTTGCGTCTATCTCTTAAATTCAGCGTTAAGGGAACATACATAGTAAAACATAAGATAATCGCAGTGTGGCGCAAAGGAAGCGTGATAGGCTCATAAGGTCGTAGGATCAAAACCTACTGCGTTAAAAAAGAAGACAATGCAAACAATTCTGGAGTTCCTTCATAAGGAAGAACCTTTTTATTTTTTATTCTTAAAATAGTTGGATATTGGAGAATATTATACCGGGATGCTAAATCTTTTTGTCGGTCGCAATCAACTTCGTGAAATTTAATGATGTATCCTTTATCTATTTTGTTGTTCCATTTTGATTTAAATTTTTTCCAAACTGGAAAATACTTTTTACAGTAAGGACACCAGGATGTATAAAAATAATAAACATCAATAATGTGTGGTTTTTTACGACTAAAGGATTTAGTTCTACGGGTTTTCATATAACTATAGATTAAAATAAAAATGCTTGATTAGCTCAGTTGGTTGGTTGTAGTTAAATTTGTTCAAATTCAACTAAGACTGTTGAATTTACGGTCACATATTGTACACATATATTTAATGTAAATATAAAGAAATTCCTTCATATTTTAATGTAATGGTTTTGTAGTTCAATGGATAAGAACAGATGACTGTTAATCATCAAATCTGGGTTCAATTCCCAGCAAAACCGTACTTGTGATAACTCAGTTGGTAGAGTGGCGACTGTAAATCCGCAAGTCGAGGGTTCAACTCCCTCTCACAAGATTTAACTTGTTAAAAAAAGAGTCAACGAGGACACATCTGGTTTTGCATCGTAATTAATAATGGTATTATCTTTTATCATGATAATCGTTGGATATTGGGTGACTTTATATTTTGATGCTAACGCTTCTTCAATATCACAATCTACTTCATGAAAATAAATTGTGTATCCGTGATATACCTTTTGATTCCATTCTGCTTTAAACTTGTCCCATTCTACAAACGACTTTTTACAATAGGGACACCAAGCAGTATAGAAATAATACATATCAATTGATTTTTCGGATTTGTTTTTTTTTGGTTTGTTTAAAGATTTATTAATGAAATACCCAAGAAATAAAATGAGTACAACTGTGGAAATAATCATAATGGATATTTTAATCATGAAATAAGAATATAAAATTATTTAACTTGTTTTACACAATTCCGAACGAACTTTTTCATAATGAGTGAAATGAACATATTTATCTTTACCGACTCTTCCTGGATTGTGCAACAATTTGGCATCTTTGGTTGCACATAATATTTCTAATTTATCTGGATTTTGACTAAACTTGGCTTTGGCACCAATGTACATGACATTGAGATGAATGTCATTCCAACGCTGTAATTGTTCTGGAGTAAGAATGACGGGATGTTTATCCGCTCCTGTTTTACCCTTTCGCAAATTTCTAGCTTCCATGCCATCGCCATTACCATATTTTTCACCGAGACGTAACAGATAGGAAAATGGTTTATCCGCCAAGTATATTTTACATGCTTGCCAGTAATGTTCCAAGGTTCTCCATTTTGTTCCAGGTGGAAATACAATCCCGTCTTCTGGCGAACCATCACATTGAAATTCCGCTACGTCAAAATGACTTAATTGTTTTCGCCAATCCACCTTTTTGGATAATTCAGGATAATTCTTGGGATTACCTACTTCATTTACACCATTACCAGGCGGTCTGTCTCTTGAATCCGATTTAAATACGAAGACATCTTTTGATTCAGATTTTGGAATTGATGCAGGGCTTGGTGGAAACCCTGGCGGACTTGGTGGTCGCTCAGGAAACCCTGGTGGACTTGGTGGTCGCTCAGGAAACCCTGGCGGACTTGGTGGTCGCTTAGGAAACCCTGGCGGACTTGGTGGTCGCTCAGGCGGAAACCCTGGTGGACTTGGTGGTCTTTTGGGACTATCCGGTTCTGGGTACATTTCTTCAAGTACAGCAATGATGGATATTTTGGGGTCGTTAATTTCAAATCTCTGTCCTAAGATGGACACCTTTAGTTTTGTATTTTCTTTAATGTCAGAAAAATTGGGTAAGGTATGATGGTCTTTTGCTAAAAAGACAACAAACGGATTTTCTTTTGCATCTAATCGTCCTTTGATACCTGCACGTGTATTGTTTTCGACCACACATACAAAAGATTGACCTGTAATCGGCATGACCACTTTAGCTTGAAAGATAACTTGAATGGTTACGGAAGTTCCTTTTAATACACCACATGAATAACGTATCAGTTTAGTTGACTTTAATTTTAGATACCCTTCTTCGATACATTTACCTTCTAAAGAAGAAATGTGATTGGATAAGAGTTGTTCTATGTTACCTCCTATTTCTACAATGGGAATAGAAATAGAACGAGATAGAAGCGAATCATGATAAAACTCCATTGTATTACTATAAGTGAACATTTAAGTTTTCAATTTTTATTATAAAAAAGTTATTAAATGATGCCCAAATGAACTTATAAGATGAATCATACCATGAAACATATCACCTACATATTTATCAGGATGATAACAGTAATCGTTAACATAATAACCATAACAGAAAAAAAATAGGCAAGATAAAAAGGTTACTACAATCAATAACATGTTGAATGGTTTTATTTGTGCGTGTTTATTGTATAACATGTATCCTCCATAAACAACAATTGAAGTAATACAACATTTGTCAATGATATTTGTATAAATAGTTTGATTCGTGTGAAACATAAGAGACGATAGTGTTAAACAACAAAATAAAAAACTATACACATAATATTTTTTATACAACGTTGATACTGCATTGGTTATAAAAAAAAAAGATGAAAGTATTAAAATATTTGGTTCCAACATTTGGTTCCAACATTTGGTTCCAACATTTGGTTCCAACATTTGGTTCCAACATTTGGTTCCAACATTTGGTTAACTTTATAAAATAGTATTTAAGTTGTCATAAGGTTTCAACATGGTTCTATCTTTACGTTAAAAGGATACTTGAATTTTTGTAATGACTCCGTTTTCACGAATCACTTTATGCACAATTCCATACGTTTATCTTGTTGCGATACACGTTTTTCCTCTGCGGACTCATTGTTTTTGGTTATAAACATTCAGGATATGTGACATCGCCGTTTTATACTGTTACAATGGAATTACTATAATCTTTTGTAAATGTATGATTCCTGTTATTGTTTGTATAGCTAAGAAAGAACAAGATTATATTAATGAATTTGTTGATTATCATTTAGGTATTGGATTTAAAACAATTTACTTATACGATAATGAAGATGTTCCATTTTATGAGACTTATTTGAATAATAAGAATGTTATTGTAACACATTTACCTTTTAATAATTATAATAAAGGTGTTCAATACAAAGCATTAGACCATTTTGTCTCTACTTATATGAAAGATGTCACTCATGTAGCTCATATTGATATTGATGAATATATTGTATTAAAAAAACATGAAAATATTAAACATTTTATTAATGAATATATTGTAGGGGATTGTCAGGGTATTGGCATAAATTGGCGTTTCTTTGGTTCATCAGGTCATACAGAAAAACAGAATGAACCTAATACACAGCGGTTTACAATGTGTGAAGAAAAAGGAAACATGCATGTTAAAACATTATTTAAAACGACACATTTTAATGGTTACGGAACAGTTCATCACGTTTATTTTACAGAAGGACATAATAAATCCACAAATGGTCGTATTCTTACAGATTCATTTAATGAAGATATAGATTTAAGTGTAATCCAAATAAATCATTATAAATGTAAAACATTACCTGAATTTAGAATAATAAGAGAACGAGGACGAGCAGATATTGCAGGTAATATTACTGAAAATATTGATGAAATTTTTAAAGAATTTGATAAAAATGAAGTTGAAGATTTAACTGCAAAAATTAAATTTAAAAACTTACAAAAATATTAATTCATGTTTTATTTTTTTTAATCAAGTTGATGATGGAATCATTTTTGTTTTCAATCACTTCAATCGAAGATAAAAACCAACGTTTGGACTGATACTTTATTTTATCCAAGTACCGTAATAAAAACTCCAACTCACTGCAAATTTTATCTCTTGATGAGGTATAATCTGTATCCCCCAATACTTTTTTAATTCTTGGAATCACATGACTTGTTAATCCAGCATTTTTGCATATTTGTCCATAGGATACTTTATCATCCATGTCTTTGGATTTAAACACCCGTTCTTCTTCGTCACCTTTGTTGGTAATTCCGCCAACCACAGTTCCAAATACCGATTTTGGCAAAAGAGTAGGGTCAAAGTGATAGGCGTACTCTTTCCATTGCGTTTCTCCCGTTTGCAAAAATAAAGTAACTATAGTTGCTTGATTCCATACATGAAGTAACTTACCGTCTTGTATATCAAATGGTTTAAAATAGTTCATAATGATACCAGAAAAGGCATCGGGCTGCAAGGATTGTATCATTGCAACGCACTCTTTGTAATTAAAACGTTCCACCATAGATTCAATGACACATGTATCAAACACGTCATCGTGGTAGATAAACCCGTGACGAGTTGCAAGAATGGCAACACGTGCTCTTACATTATAAAGGTTTCCAAATTCTGTAAATACGTTATTTGTTTTACTTTCGACTAGGCATTGTTTCATTTTGTCAATTAATTCATTGGCTTTTATATGAAGATGCTTTTCTTTTGGTTCAAACATTACGGAATACGATGCCTTGTACGACGGAATACGTCGTTCATAGACGGGTGCATTTTCAGGTATGGATTTGGGCTGAAAAAAATAATACGTTCCATAATTGACTAGATATCCTGAACGATGAAACATATCCCAACATTCTACTTTTAACTTCACCATCTCAGTCAAGACTTCTTCAAGGTGGTCAAAGGACAATGGTAAAAATAAATTTAAATCTCGATGTAATTCTTTTATCTCATAGACATAACCGTTTTTAAATTGAGTACGAATACGTTCTATGGTGTGCAATGAATTATATAACGTGGGTTCAATGATAGGCTCTTTTTCTTCACAGCTGCATGTATAAGTACAGTCCATAAAGTCGCATTGTACCGACAGTGACATCTCTTCTACTTTATACTGAATACGTTCACCTGTTGATAATACTTGAGGAACGGTAAGTACTTTCATTTCCGACGGTAAATTCATGATACAATCCATTGCATTTTCTTTTAATAGACGACTCACAATCCCTATCTTTTTTGCCTTTTTTTCAGCAAAACGATACATATAATGGTCTACCGTTTCGATTTCCCCTGTATAGGAACAATATAAATAAATCTGAGCGTTTCGTTTTTCAAACGGCAACATTTTATGACTACATAAACGTATGCCTCTTCCAATTGTTTGTTCAACACGATTTAAATTCCACCAAGGGTCCATGATGTGAATTTGACGAATGTTTTTTAAATCAACTCCTTCTGATGCTGCCTTTGTAATCAAGACAACCTTCATGAGCTCACCATTTACATTGTCAGGACTATTCAATTGACGTATGCATTCGTCTGACCTAGGAGATAAGGTAGGCGACCCCGTTAACATTCCATACTTGTAGGGCGATGATTGAGAACTACCTTTTAACAAGGGTTTATTCCAATTTTTAAATCCAATTGATTCAAGGGCAAGTGCCAAGGGTATGACACCACCTTCTAACAATTGTGAATAGACCAGTACGATTCCTTCGGATTTTTGTATATGTTGACAAATGGCGTAAATTTTTGCACTATACGTTTTCAAGTGTTCTGTATCAAAGCATCTAACTTTACCGGGATAATATTCATAGACGTCTCCGTTTTTAGACATGTAGTCTAAATTTCCTTTCGGATACGTCATGTTTAATACACTCAATAAAGGAATTGAATCTCCCATCGACAACGTTTTAGAGGTTGCCACCTCAAGAACGCTATTGTAGATGGTTGTCTGATGCAAACTTAATTGAACGGGATACACTTGAGTATGTAAAGGTTCAATTGTATCATCCATTGAAAAAGGTTTGGTAGGAGTCATGGTATGTTTATAAAAATAAGACGGATAGATGCGATAGGGAAACGTAAAGGGATTTTCACCTTTTACGTACGATACATATCCACGAATGTGATGCAAAAAGAGTTGTTTTGCATTTTCACGAAAATCACCCTCTTTTGTAAAAATATCATTTTCTTGCAATTCATATCGTTTATCATTTCGATTCAACAAATTGGTTATCCAAATAATTTCACTCGGGTCATTGAACATGGGAGTTGCTGATAACAACAATAATTTTACATTTGTTTTTTTAGTTAATAAATCAAGCGCTCTACTTGGTGTAAATCCACTTCCTTCTTCTTTAATATTGTGAACTTCATCAATGATTATCATGGAATGTTCAAGTTCAGATAACTCTTTTCTTTTTTTATGAATGTAATTGGCAAATTTACGATAGCCCATAAAACGATAATGGGTTTGAATGAGCTCTTGTACTCGATTTACAATATCTTGCTTGCTTCCCATGAGGCTCACCTCACGAAGTAAAGTATTTCCCACACATCCCTTGTAAATCCATTCGTTTCCTTCTTGTATTAAATTGGATTCATGAAAAAATTGTTTTTGAAAGTTATCTTGAATGTTCAATCCCCCTAAAACATAAATGTTTCGTTTCAAACCACTTTCTTTCAAAAAAGTTCGATGCTCTTCTGCAATGGTAATGGCAGAACACGTTTTACCGGACCCTAGACCATGAAACAGTAACAATCCATTGTAGGGTGTTTCATTGGATAAAAAATTTCGTATTACAGTTTGATGAGTGGATAAGGTGAGTTCTTGATTGCATAGGTTATCTGATAACTGAATTAACTCTTGTGGTGTATCTGCCTTATGGACTTTCCCTTTGATATTAAAATCTTTAAATTGGGTTAATTGAGAAGCAAAATCTTCTTCATCTAACGTTGGATATTCATTCAAGAAAGGTATGCGAATGAGATACATTTTTTTATGACGTGGAATAAGAATTAACCCTATTTTTTTAATATTCATACAATAAAAATATAAATTTTATTGCAATTCTTTTAATTTAGCTGACAATTGTAAAATATAGTTATGTTGTTGATTTAACGTTTGTACAATCTCGGCTTCTTTTAAGATAACGTTCCCGATACGAAGTGTAAATTCCTCACGACAAAGTGGAATACATTGAATATCATATTTATAGAATTGATGCAACTGAGGGTCTTGAATCCAGTCCGACACTTGCATACTGGTATCAACTCCTTGTTTGATGATATTCTTTTTATTGAAAGTGTGATGATTATGAGAAATAACTAAAATCACATGAGTAGGATTTAATTGTATCATTGGAATGGTGTAACCTTTTAAAAAGGCCTTTTCTTCACTTAAAGAATCACTATCTTCATAAGAAGTTAGTTCAAGAAGTTCCTTTTTAAAAGCAAAGGTTCCTGCAGTGGCATGATTTGGCCCATAGGGACCAAACTCTAAAATTTTATGCAGATGAGAATAATACACGTGTATGATACTAGAACCTGCACACAATTCACTGCTGTCTTGTAATTTTTGTACGGCATGAGAAATACGTGTGGGTGGATAATAATCGTCATCATCCATATAGACAAGGATATCACCAGAAGAATGTTTATGCATAAGATTTCTCTTTTTACCTAAAGGTTGTTTGGCATCTAATTTGATATACTTGACTTGTGGAATATCCTTAACTAAATCTTCAATGGGATCTGTGCCATCGTCTACAATAATCCATTCTAGTTCTCCTTTATAATCTTGTTGTTTAAAACATTCAATTAAAAAAGGAATGAAAGGTCTTCGATTGTAAGTAACTGTGCATACAGAAACCAGCATTAATTACTATTTATTTTTTTATTAAATAAATATAACATAATGATTCCACAAATAATTTCGGCAGCTATGATTTGATTTTTGTAGGGATTATTTATACTATTTAACTTTGCAATTGAAGACCTTAACGTTAATAGAATAAATACAAAAGTTAACGACACCTTATGCTTGTAAAGACTTTTTAACATGCTCAAATAACTACCATCAATGATGAAAGGTGAAAATACAAGAACAAACATAAAATAAAAGATTGAATAATTTGAAATACCAAATAAACAAACCATATTTTCAAACATAATGTACAACCCATACAAACTTAAACAAAATGAAAAACATAAATTTAAAAATATTTGTGTAAAAGAGCTTGATTTAAGCGTACCATCTTCATTCGTTGGAAACAACCCCATAAAGAATAAAGATATACAAGGAAATAAGTACGTAACAACATATTTAGGTAAATCTTTATTAAACATGCGTCCAAAAAAACATGCATAAATTAAAATGGCAAACATTACAAATGGTATTATTGCTGGTAACGCAGTTGTACATAGTGATAGGATAAATAATAACGGAATTGGTAGTAGATAAAAATAAAGTGTATCAACATATTCTAAATTAAAGTTTGGTATTTTAGAAATTAAATGAAATAACTTACGAACAATTATCATTACATCTTTATAAAGGTAAATTCTCCAATTTGTAATATGCTCATGCATGTTCATGGCAGTAATTTTAGATTGTTTAGTTAATTTATTATAAGGATAGGCAGTTGTATAATAGGGATTGGTTTCTTTAATTGGTAAGAAATTTTCCAAGTTATTCTTATTTTGTCTTAAGGAATCAATAGCACTTCCAAAATAGCAAATTAACGAAAAATAAACAAGATTTGTCCATATATCTCCTACATTGGAATATATAAATTTCATACAGTGATTGTATAAAATAAACTTATAGTTTGATTTAAATAGTTTTCATGAAATAACCATTATGGACCTTACTTATTCAATTCAAAAACATGATAAGGAATATCAACAACTGTGTCACCAACATACGATTCTTTATTCACCCAACAATCTTTTTTACTTATTGCAATGTTTTCATACAAATACAATTGGGACTCTTTCAACCAATATTTTTTTGAAACCTATATCCTCTCTTTTAATTCGTATTTTTTACTATGCAAAAACATTACATTGTAGACGCAGAAAATGTATCAACCGATGGAGAAAAAAACGAATGACATCATGCAACCCAACAGATTTATCCTTTTCACCTTTTACCAACACGTGCATTGAGCTTATTATTCAATCTAAAAAATATACGTTTCAATCAAACGAATTGTATCGTTTGATTGTATCTTCGTTGTTGTATGCATATGACTTTATTGTAACACCTATTCCTATTAAAAATCCGTATACTGGAATTCCTTTTTCAGACCATTGTTTGTACCTTATCTATTTACAGATACCTCGTCATCCGTTGTTTTACTATTACACTAAAGTAGGGTATAGCTTACCCGAACTTGTATTGCAATATGAGAGTTTATTAGTGTCTCATTTGATAGAAAAAACCGTGTTCGACTATAACAGCACCATGTTAAAAAAAAAATGTAAAGAGGCCATTCAACAATTTAGTCTGGTTGATGTCGTAACATGTAAATTTGAACAAATTATTACCATTGATAAAATAAAAGAATCTTTATTCCGACCGATTCTTTTACATTATTATCGCTATTTATATTCTATCAATCCATATCAGCGTGATACGGAATATACTCTTTTAGTGAAACAATTAATATCGTTACGATAATTTACATGTACATCATATGATAAGACTTAACCTCTTCTATTTTCAACAAGAGCCGAACAGTTTCAGGCGTTACAGTGTATGGAAATGTTACGGTTAAAGGTAAATCCGTGTTAAATAAATTGGAGTTTGGTTTCATCAATCGAAATAGATTTAGTTTAGAGTAGATGGTCTCTAAACATCGTTTCAAGTTGCGCACACCCTTTTCTTCTCCGGTATAACACTCAATGATATATTTAATGGAGACATCTTCAAACACAACTTCTTGTTCCGAAAAGGAAATATTTTCACGAATAGTCTTGATTAAATAATTTTTGGCAATGATGCATTTTTGTTCTGTTGTATATCCTTCTGTTTTAATCACATACATGCGGTCTCGTAAAATAGGATTGATTTTGGTTCTGTCATTGTAGCTAAAGACAAATAAACATCTTGACAAATCTAATTCAACTCCTGTAAAATATTTATCTTGAAAGACTGAATTTTGAGCAGGGTCAGTTAAATGCGTCAAAATACTAATGATTTCGTCACCCTTTGGAGTTTCACTTACTTTATCTAATTCATCAAAATAAAATACGGGGTTCATGCATTTGCATTTCATCAAAATATCAACAATTTGACCCCATACGCTTCCTTCATAAGTAATCATATGACCATCAAATGTACTACTGTCGGTTGCACCACCTAGGGCAATAAAGGCGAATGGACGTTTCAAAATAGTGCTGATACCTTCTTTCACCAAGGTAGTTTTACCAGTTCCCATGGGTCCTTCAATGGCAATAGCAGTTCCTGTGCTTTGAGGATTTGAAATCAATCTACCTATATATTGAATGATTTGTGTTTTGGCGTCCTGCAATCCGTACGTTGAATCATCCAATTGCTGTTTTGCCTTTTCCAAAAAGGCATGACAAAGTTCCGTTCCATCTTTCAAGGAAATCGGAAGAGTGTGATATTTACCAAACGGTATTTTCATAAATCCGTCTAGCCATATTCGTGTTTTACCAATATCACCATCACTTCCTTTTTTAAGTTGGCTCATTTTTTGAAAGGCAATCAATTTGTATTCATCTGGTATTTCAGACTCTAGCAATTTAATACTGTTGGGTTTATTTTGTTTATCCAACTCTCGAAGAGATGTTAATTTGGTAAGCATTTGACCTTGTTCTTCAAGTGTAAGTCCTTGAAAATATTTAACGTCGTTCAGTGGTTTATTTTTAAGTAACGTTTCAAATGTATCTTCATTCTTTTTTTTTTCTTTTTTTTCATGTCTAACTTTCGCTTCTTTTGATTTCTGAGATAATTCTTGATGTGTTTTCAACATTTTTTTATACATGGGAAGTTCCTTATAGATTGACAATTTCTCGCCCATTTGTTCAACTTGTTCTAAAAATTCAGTTGTTTTTTCATCGGGAACTTCTTCGTCTGATTCATGATTTACAGTAAATGTAATGTTTACGTTAATTGAGTCATCGTCTTCATCGTCTTCGTCGTCTTCGTCGTCTTCGTCGTCCTCTTCCTCTTCATCGTCTGATTCCGTTTCAAAGTCAGAGTCAGACGGTTCCGACTTTGCTAATTTGTCTTTCATATATTTAGAAGGGAATATTTCATGAAGTAAGGTATTAAATTTTTCTTGGTCAAATTTGCTTGAGCGTAAATTGTACGCATGGCTCATTATTTATCCTATAACAATAAAATTTTATATCAATTTTTTTAAATCATTTAATATAGTATGATAAGATGTATTGGAATATTTCGTTCGGGTACAACAACTCTAGGCTCAAACACTGTTTCTCGTGACCAACAGTTTTCAGCAAAGCGTAGCATGGTTGTTCAAAAGGTAAAACAAAACTCCATTGCTAAAGTAGGAGTGATGGATAGTTCTCAAAGAACCTTATTGCAAGTGTCATCGTTAGGTAACTTGCGAACACAATTTGCGACACGCAATGGTAATGATGTAAAAAGCGCCTTATTACGAACTAGAAACTCTGGAGCCGTTGCTCCTAAAAAAAAAGGTGCCTCCAAAATATCTACCAATTCTACAATTCCTTATGGTGGACATTCAGGTTCAAGAATATAAAAATACAACTCCTATATTATTATGGAAGAATGTATGATATGTTTTGAATTAACAGATACAAAAAAATTTATTGTATTTTCATGTAAGCATAAAGTATGTAGTTACTGTTATCCTAAACTAACTCATTGTCCTTTATGTAATATTGAATTAGTGCAAGAAAATACATGTCATAGAATGTTAAAATGTTTTGCGTTTTCTGCGTGTGTTGCGTGTCCTGCGTGTCCTGCGTTTGCCAGCTTTTAATGGAGTTACAAAATTACCATCACCATCTATATATGTATATTTGCCAGATTCATTTTTTGTTTGTTCTAATTCTGTTAATTTATGCTGTTCTAAATTTTTTAATTTATCATTTAAAATCTTCTTTTCTTCTTGACATTTTTCTAATGGTGTCAACTTGGTTGTAAATCTGTATTTATTGTACTTTGAGAAGATCCCATAGTGTATATAGTGATTTTTTTTCTTAAGTGTTCTCATCTATTTTTTTCAAAGCAATAGTGTTTTAAGAACTAACACTTAACACATGTTTCTGCCTTATTTTTCATAAATACAACTGGTTCTTGAGTGTATTTCAAACGAATTCCCCATGGTTGTACAAATGAAGCATTCGTTGTCGTAATAGCATTGTATTTTTTGCGTGTTGTATAAGTACTACCGTCTACAGATCCATGTTTAGAAAAAGATGGATTGCTTGATTTATAGATAGTAATATTGGCACATTCTGGTGAGGTTGGAAGATTTTGAAGATAATGACTGCTATCCAACGATGTATCATCCGGATATTTTGTATAATCAACTGTTGGTATTGGATGAAAGGTTGATTTCGACACATAGGTATTTCCCCTTCTCTTTAAGTATATGGCATAATCAACATAATATTCGGGTAAAATCTCTCCTTGTGCATTTAGTTTGCGATAAGTCATTCCCGATTTTATATTTGCATTTCCACTAAAACTAATGATACTTCCCGGTTGACAACATTGTGTTTTAACATCTCCATCGTCTTTTTTTCCCAACATTTTAAAAGGTGCACCTACCCTTCGTGAATTGATACATGGATTACAATTGGTAGGATTTGAGTAGGAAAGAGATGTCGTGTTTGAACTACTTGTTCCCGTTTTACGGTAATGTTTTAAAGGTCTAGCGCTAGGATACCATAAGGTAGTAATAGAACTAGGCACGTTTTTTATCATTCTAGGAACATAGTCTATTTGATTGGTTGTTTTTTGAATAAGGGTTTTATAATGCAATACTTTATAACTACTATTCTCCATAAAATATAAAAATATATAATATGTATTGGATTCTACTATTATTGCTTGCTCTTCTTTTTTTTCATTGGAAAAAAGAAGGTTATGAAAATTATGATGACCCTACATGTTTAATGTTAGCCAAAAAAAATCAATCTAATTTAGATTCTTTGAAAAAAGATGTAGATTCTTTATTGTCCTTACAAACCAAGGTGCAAACTTTACAAAATACAACAGAATCCAATACAACGCAACTTAAAGGATTGATTGATCAAATGAAATCATAACAAACATGACTTTCCCAAATGTATCTACAATATGACCATACTAGCTTGGGCATTTTACTTTCTTGAGATGTACCGTCGGGAATAAATTGATGGTACACGGACGGCAACACGTACTCCAATAACTCTTTTTCGGATAAAATAGTTTGATTGGGTTCTATCGAATGACTCAATGGAACACAATTTACTAAATCAATCAGCAAAGGTGGATACATATACAAGTAGGACATCTCCCAATTGGTGCATCCCGTCGTGTAATATTGCATATTCCATGCCAGCATGTCTATATAGTTTTTACAAATTTGAGGTGGCAAACTTTTAAAAAAGGAACTATAATATCGTTCTTTCCATTTAGGCTTAATAGGACAAATGACATGTTCTTGTTCTCGTTGTATCATAGGTAAATTATTTACCCGATTTTCTTCTGACGTATCTACAATGTACCTGTTTCTAGCATGATACTCTTTTATGAACAACAATTCTTCTTGTACTGAAAGTGCATCTATAAATTTACGAACATTATGCCACTGAATTGTGGTATCAAACAGATGTTCGTGAGGTAATAGGGTTGAAGTATAGGTTTTGAATAACGTATCAAATCCGTTGGTTCTTAAATTTAAAGCAGGAAAATGAGGCATAAAATCGTTTCCTAGAAAAAGAGTCATAAAAATGTAATCGGATAATTTAGTTTCACCAATCAGGTTACGAATGCTTTCAGCTAATTTAGGAACATCCAATACATGCAATTCACGATCCGACAACATGAAACTAGGTGCCTCTCGAAGCAAACGAATCTCGCCATAGTGTAAATGATGCAAACTTAATATGATTAAATCTGAATCAAGACCATAAATCATAGTTTTTTGATGAGAATGAAACTGTGGATGTTCTCGTATCCATTGAAACAATTTATGTTCTCCCTCACCTGGGTCTTGACTGGTTGATAACTGGAACGATTCATATCGTCGTGAATGATGCTTAAAATGAATATGTAACTGACGATTCAACTCATTCATAAAAGACGTTCCCGGCGTAATTTGCATGGTATTCCACCCAGTTGGCTTACTCATAGATTGTATGACCCAACTTTTATAGCGACGGTCTCGTTGTTGATGTATTTTGGCCATGGGTGGAACACCATCAAAGGCAATAAAAACACGTTTGGGTTGAATCAAATAAAGATACCAATCTATTTTATCGCACACTTTTTGAATTAATATGGATTCAAAATTTGAAGTGTCCGTTATGGTTGAAGCCATGTCGTAAATGATTGAATTGCTATCAAGGTATAAATTGTCAGCCTTTTGCACCGATGTAATAATATAAGGGTATCTACGTAATAAATATGAAAAATAACTAGGTATTCCCATTGTGTTATATAACTGATACCATTTAAATTGTTTACAAACGTTATTTGCAATGTATTTTTCTAATGTACCATTGTAATTGACATTAAAAAATTAGTTGCAATACATTAATTGCGTATTATTTAAAGTGATTTATTCTTACTTATCCATATGGAAGTTATTAATATAACCCCTTTGGAAGATATAAAAAGCACCTTACCGGGAATTGAATTATTAATGAATGATAAGAAAAAAGACAAGGATTCCATTAAACTATCCGACATTGAAAATTTAGAAACGGAGTTGAATGAATTGTCTGGAAAATCCGTTAGCTTTGAACCAGAAATAAAGTTAGATTTTTCAAATGTAAACGAACCTTTTCCACGCCAAGAAACGTTTCCACGATCTTCGCTCCCAGAAACGTTTCCAGAAGAAGTTAAACTAAAATTTGACACGGTTAAAGAAAAATCATGGGATGGATTCAAACCTTTTTCCGGAAATCCAGATAAACAAGTGGAACCAAAAGAAACGTTGCGAGAACGGTTTGCTTTCTTGCGAAAATTGGAAGACATGGAACTGAAAGGCGTTCGCCTTACCCGCAAATACACCATGGAATCCTCTTTAGAAGAAATGAAAGGAGAATATGAAAATATTGTTTCTGAACGGGAACGAGTCAATAATGTAAAGTTTCAGGGAAAAATGTTAATGGCGTGTATTACTGGTCTTGAATTTTTAAACAGCAAGTTTGACCCGTTTGATGTTAAACTGGATGGATGGGCCGAACAATTTTCTGAAAACATAACAGATTATGATGAAATTTTTGCAGAATTACATGAAAAATATAGGAATAAGGCAAAGCTTGCTCCCGAATTAAAATTATTGTTTCAATTGGGTGGAAGTGCCATTATGCTTCACATGACAAACACAATGTTTAAATCATCCGTTCCTGGAATGGATGATATCATGCGACAAAATCCTGAATTAATGCAGAAATTCACCAATGCAGCCATGAATTCCATGTCCAAACCGGGGTTTTCTGGATTTATGAATGCAGTTCAAGCTAAAGAAACACGTCCTGAAATGAAGGGACCAAGTGACATTCAAGACATTTTGAATGGTCTAAAACCAAAACAAGCAGATGAAGTTAGCACAGTAAGTGTATCTGAATTAAATGAGATGAAAGATGAATTAAATGTGAAAAAGGGTCGTCGTAAACGGTCTGATAAAATATCAATGAGTTTAAATTAATTTAAATCAATTTGATTAAACAAAATAACGCCTATCAAGGTTTACACTTTTTATTTTTCCGCAAGATACTTAGTTCTTTATGTAGATTATCTAATTTATAAGTATAATTTTTTGAAGTTGGAATTGTTATTTCAGGTTGTTTTGATTTTATCGTAAACATCCAAAGGCAATAAATTGATTGTAGTGTTATTTATTACAGTGGTATTGAAATTCATTATATTATTATTTTATAAATCAAAATATCTTTCATTTTGTAAGGTGGCAATGTGATTTGATGTAACTCCTGAATGGACCGGTGTTTGTAACCTGATGCACCTAAGATAATTTGGTTCAATCAATTTAAATTTAAGTTAAAGATAACATAAACCATATATCTATGTTATCTTCTGTTTTTAAATATTTAAAATCAGATACGGGTTTAACTGGTCCAACCGGTCTAAATATGGACTCATGTAAATGCACTGACACTGGTCTAACAGGCACAAGTGGTCTAACAGGCACAAGTGGTCTAACAGGCACAAGTGGTCTAACAGGCACAAGTGGTCTAACAGGCACAAGTGGTCTAACAGGCACAAGTGGTCTAACAGGCACAAGTGGTCTAACAGGCACAAGT